TCTGCATGATTAATTATTAATTAAGTTATCATGCAACAAAGGTAAGTATAATTTTTAATATTTCCAAATGTTTATCGAACATGCATCTTAATGGAGTTCCTTCATATTCAGCTTTAAATTTAAGCTGAAATACCTTTTCAATAGATTCATCATAGCTTCCATTGAAGAAAAAGCTTGTTACATCATTACTCCTGAGTTCTTCTATACAAGCCAGTACTTCATTATACTCGGCTTGAGTAAGTATTACTTTATCACCAGCAAGATACATGAGATTGTAATAGTCTTCACCTTTCTCCTTAATAACTTTAGCCCTTGTTTCAGGTTTCCAGTTACTTTGATACTTGAATATGACAGCTGCATCCATTACCTTAATGTCAGGGATCATGCTGATTGACCTATACTTGCTACTATATGTACCAAATAAGGCTTTTACAATTGTAATAATACTATCTTGCAGATCAGGAAAATCTGCCACGAAATACTTTTCTTTAAAAGCTTCCTCACCATCAGTTAATAAGCAATCCACTGCTCCTCCAAATTGAAGTGCTGCTGTTTCTTGTTTATCAAAGAGTTGTCCTATCTTCCTCCATCCCTCCCTCTCAAATCTACTTAATGTTGAATAGCTGATTGCAGGGTCTTTCCTATACTCTTCTTCTGTTACATGCCAAGCTAATTTATTAATACTCTTCATAATAGTCTCCTTCTGTTATCTAAAGTTGTGTCAAGTAAACATCAACCTCAGACTTTAATCTACTTAATTCTGTTAAATCTATATCAAGATACTCTTGTTTAGGGTTCTCACTCCTGAGGTTCCTTCTTATCTTGAAAATAGCCGAATCCACTAATTCTTTAAGGGATTCAAAATCTCTGCTCTGGATAAACTGTTCTCCTAATTGTTGATCACTCTTAGGTAGATGGCAGAGTAATTTCCTCATTCTTTCTACTGGCTGCATAATCTTTAATAATTTCAATAAACTCCAATAATTGTTTCTTTGTAAACACTTCAAAGATTAGGTAGTTATTCTTATCAGGCATCCCCTCAATATGTTTCCTGAACATCTTGAATTTATAAGGAAAGACATCATTTACTTGTCCTTTAACCTCAATGATAATCTTCAATCCCTTGTATTCCATGTAGAAATCAGGAGTATAAGTTATATTGATTAGCTTCTTGAGATTAAGAATGGATTCTTTCTTCTTGTTCCTTGTATAATAAGGAACAGTAGGTCTGAATCCTTCCCAAATAGTATATGTATGAGATTCATATTCAGGATTAAATCCTTCATGAATTAATGTTCTATAAATCATTGCTTCAATCTTGGATTTAAACTGGATATTCTCATACTGCTCTGGGGTTGCATTCCTTATCTTTCTATTCATATCTCTTCATAAAACTTAATTGGCTCACCAAACTCCTCTCTTGTCAACTGTGTAAGAAACCCAAACACAAGAGAAGGCATTCTTTCCTGTATTCTAGCATAGTATGCAGGATGTTTCTCTTCTATTATGTGATTAGTTCTCTTGTTGATATAAGGCTTTAAGGTCTTTGCCTGCTCTCCAAATAACACGTAAATCAAGCCATGATTCTTTTCTGACAGGTTCTTTATTAGCTTGGTCATGAAAGGTCTCCACAACATTGTATGGCTACCTACTTTATTCAATTCACAAGTCAATGCAGAGTTTATCATCAAGATACCTTGCTTGCTCCAACTCTCTAAAGTCTGGTCAAAGATAATGGTTTTATGTGGAATCTCAAAATTTATGCAAGATTCTTTTACTACCTCTAAAGAAGGAGAGAGTTTATCTACATCCTCTTTATTTCCAAATAGGACTCCTGTAGCCACTCCTCTTTGAGGATATGGGTCTTGTCCTATCATAACCACTTTCAAGTCTTCATAAGGGCATAGATGAAAGGCTCTGAATATATTATGATACTCAGGGCATAGAGTAGCCCTAGGTAAAGAATTTACCTTATTAACTACTCTATCAAGCTCTGCCTTATCTATAACCTTAGTCCACCCTCCAAAATACTCCTCTGGTGTCATAGTACTATTTCATTAATATGAGCAAGTAAGAAGTCATTAACCGTTTCCTTGTTAAAAGTAACAGGATTAGGTTTAACAGGTTTGGCTAAAAACTTTTCAGATACATCAGCTATAACTATTTCAGCTAGTGGTCTGACTAGTGTTCTTACAAAACCATTGCGAATCTCTTTCTTAGTATAATAATTAATATTACTACGTGCTCTGCTTGTTTCTTCTATAAGCACTCCTTTAGTCGTGAATGCAGGTATTAAAGTCTTAACTATCCCCTTCTCCAATACTCCTTCATGTCCAAATACCTTGGGATGTATATACACTCTTGCCTTGTTATAGATAACTCTCCTCTCCTCCTCATCTAATGATGCTTCAAGAATTGTGATAAACAAAATGTTAAAGTCTTTATCAAGAATAAGCCCTTTATTTCCATAATATACTTCATCCTTGTTAGTTACAACCTTTAGCAGCCTATCACTAGGCTTCGCTTGTCTAAATACTCTGAATATAGCATTAGAAGCTCTTCTAGTATAAGGAGTATCGGTTTCAAATAAAGGAATTACAAGATCACTAAACTCTTTATATGATTGGTACTTTATCTTGTTATCCAGTATATGCTCCGTGTTAATTCTGGCAACAGTAGGAACTTCTACTACACTCTTTGAGACATCAATTCTAAGAAACAGGTTAAACAGGTTATTACTTCCTATTCCAACATCAGGATTTACTGATTGAGGATTTTCAAATCCTGATGAAAAAGTGAATGGTCTAAGAAATTCTTCACTTAATCGGTCACTTATTATCATATCACATTTCTACTTTAAAGAACATAGTATCAGCTGAGTAAGATACAAGGAATGGAACATCTCTAGGCATAATAGGGTTACATTCATTTGCAACAAAATTTACAAATGTATTCACCATTATTGATGCAATCATATTTGCCATGAATGTAGTTTGCTTGTAACTACAAACAGTAACATCTGCTTCTGCATCACTGAATAACCATTCAGAACTGTATCTTAATAAAGCTCTCTCATCATCACCTTGAATGGTGATAACTTGAAACTCCTCTGCTGCTAATCTACCATCAATAAATAAACACTTCTTTCTCTCCTCTGGTGTACAGCTAGCCACATGAGTGCTCCAGACATTGAAGAATATCTTTCTAGCCTCCATGTTATCAAAACCACAGATCATAATATCAGTAGCAGGAGATTCCATAGTGAATCTCTCCTTGTAAACTATCATATTATGGTAATCAGAATAATCTCTAATCATCTTGGCTAACTCATAGGCTTTAGGATTACCAATGTTTGATTTACCATATAATTGCCCTGATAGATTAGCAATTTCAACAATATCAGGATCATATATAGTAAGACTATAAGGCTTTACTCTTCCAAGAAGGAATCCCACATAACTTCCTATACCTCCTACTCCTGCCAGTGTGATAATCTTGGTTCTTATTGCATCATACCATATAGCACCACTAAATCTGCTTGTTGTTTCATCTACCTTCAAAGAGTCTGAGTTTGTTGGGATTAAATTTTTTTCTCTTGCTTCTCTTACAGAATTTTTAAGCTCTTCATACCAGTATTGATTTACTGTAATAGCTGACCACACTGGTAGTTTATACAAGTTATAAATCAATAATTGAAAACCTGTTGATCCTGTATTATTAAATTCAAACTCGTTTCTAATTTCACACTCGCTTCTTAACAAACCATTTTGAACATCTTCAAGAAGGTCCATGTTAGAAGTAAACTCAATCTCCCTGTTATTAAATGCTTGAGTCAACTTTATATCCCAATAGGCGTTGACCCAAAACTCAACCATTCTGGATTCATCTACACTAATTATAATGTACTGAACAACTGCTCCATTTTCATATACAAGTCTATCAATAATGAAAGCCTCACTATTTGATAGTTTATCACACATATTTGAAAGTTCTAGTGCTGAGCCTACGGGAACTAATCTAGTCACATCAGGAAAAGTATTAGGTACAAGGTCTTCATCAATTAAATTTTGAAACTCCTCTAATGAAGTTTCCATAAAATTTTCTTCCATATCTTAAATAATAAAAAGTTCTAATTGTTCTATATATTCTTTGAGCCAAGGATTTACAGGCAGTTTCTCAAGAGCTTCTTGTACATCATGAGCTATAATTGCCTCCATAGAAGAAGGATCATTGTCTAATGCAAGTAAGACATTCTCATCTACAGTGCTTTCAATGAGATAACTTATGTAAGCATTTGCAAATGCAGAGAATTCATCTACAGTTCCAAATCTCTTCCTGTATAATGATCCCATAGAAGCAGCCCATTTATCAACATCAACTTTACTCTCACTACTGATGATAACACTTGAAGTTATGATCTGTTTTACAAGAAGGTCAACAATCTTGGGGTCAGTTTTAATATACCCATAAGGAATAAACCCTGTTTCTTCATTTTCATCAACAGTTTCTTCAACCTCTTTGCTTTCCTTCTTGGCTTCTCCTTGAAAGGGAGTGTCCTCACTTCCTTTTTTCTTGTTATCTTCATGATAATAGCTATCCATAGGAACAATATTACCAGCATCTTTTTGTTTTCCTTGGTCTTTCCAATTCTCCCATTCCTGCCACTTTGACTTATCTTTAAGTCCTGTATAAGTTGTAACAGGTAGGGTTACTTTTTTGCTCTTGTTCTCTTTAATCTCGTTGATTCTAGCAAGCATCTCCTCCTCAAATTCAGATGTTTGATTCTCAAACTCGATATTAAGAAGGAACCACTCAAGTATCTCCTCCTCAACAACAAAAGGCTTAACCCCTTCTATCTTTGCATCATTCCAAGTAGGATAAGAATACTTCTCTTGTACTTCTTGTACACATTTGTATCTTCTAGTAATAGCAGCTGTATATTTACCTGCATTGTTAACAATCAAAGATACAAAGTGAGCCATATCATTGCCCTCCTCTTTAAGAGTTGCAGTATCTGTTCCACTAAAGAAAGTATCCATGTTATTATGGCTATGAATCAATCCTTGATAAGTAGAACCATCCATTAACTCAGGATGATCTATCAAATATGTTGCAACATCAGCAGACATATTGAATTCAGTGTATGCAGATGTTCCTATATCCATTTGATATATATCAACACATCTAATTTCCAAAGAGTTATCTTCAAATGAACCTTCTACCTTGTAGAATAACACACCTGACCACTCTACATCCCATATGTTTTTACATAATAGCCTGATCTTCTTCTCGACTATCTCAGGGATAATAATTTTATATGTATTGGACTTTTTTACCAAGTCCAGTAGTTTCTTCTCTGTCTTCTCTTCCATATCTATAATTTAATACTAACAACAATCTAAAAACTATTTCTTCAACATAATCAGGATTAAGTAATATAACACTGTTATCATTATCCTCAGCTGATCCGCCAATAACAAGAGTAATATCTTCTCCCTTGAAGAAACAAATATGTTCCCCATTATATCTGTAAGCCTCTCTCATATCATCATCTCTTACAGTAACATAATATATTTCTCCTCCCTTTATAATAGCTTTTATAAGTATTTCATTACTTAAAAGGTTTGGTAATTTATAGTCAACTGTACCATTAAGATATAAATCATTGTACCATTCAATAAAAGTATTACTTACTGCTATTACACAATCAACATAAGACATGGCAACACTATAAGAACCATTAATGTAATTAAATGGCAAGATTTTATTACTTAACAGGTACTTGATAAAGTCATTAAATATTAATACTATTGATGTATTTATTCTTCTCTTGATAGTCATATTAGTGAAGTCACTCCTTACACTTGTCTCCTCTGAACCGAGTATCTGTTCAAGCCTATGATATGGAGTACCAGCAATAGATTCAACTCTAACATATTTATCTAGTTCAAGACAGAATAATTGCCATATAGCTTCATCATAGCCTATAGCCAATGTAGCCATAGTTGTGTTAATTGGACCCCTCCCTGTGCATGGAGTACCAAAATAAGTAAAATCACTCTTTGGTATTCCAGCTATATGGCTATGCATATAATTACTTTTGAAGTGTTCAATAGGATAATGTGACCTGTTAAGACCAAAACCACCTTTTCCTCTACCTTCCCAATTAAACATTACTTTAGCCCATAGATGCTTAATATCAACATATTTATCATACTCGTTGGTTATTCTAACCTTAGGGAAATGAACAAGAATGTATAAATCATTGAATAATTTGTATCCAATATACTCTTTCATTACTGGAAGATAATATTTTGCAAGAGTATTATCACTTAATACTGGTACATCCCAACAATCCTCTTTATACCAAAACATATCAACAATCTCTTTATCTTCATTAGATAGATTCTTGTATTCATCACTTTCTTTTAATACACCAAGAGAGGTAATATATGATCCTATTCTGTTGGATTCAAGGTTATAAACAAGTTCATCCTCAGCAAGAAATCCTTGCATATCTACTCTATCATTACCAAAGAAATCGTTGAATATCTGGTATATTTCTCGTGGTTTTTCCATTAGCTCTTCATATAGAGCATGGACTTTCTCTTCTATCTCTTTAGTCATTATATCTTAAAAAAAATGAGGGTGAAGATTATTTACATCCTCACCCTCATGGTTAATTACTGTCCAACAAAGCTAAACATCTCATTGATCTCTTTCTTTGAAAGCTTTTCAGGTGCTTTATAGTCTTCCCCAGAGATGAGGGCTTTGATTCTCTCGTAAGCATCCTCATCAATGTGGTCATTACAGTAAAGCTCATCTAAAAGAGCCACCAAAGCTATAGCAACTCCACACTCATGAGTTTGAGTTGTGTTAACGGCTTTTGCTTGTTTCTCTTCTTTGACTTCTGCTTTAGCCTCAACCTTAGTTTCTGCTTTCTTGGCTACTTTCTTCTCTTCTGCCTTCTTGGGTTGGTGACTTGTAATGAAATCACTCAATACACTACTCTTTGCTTGAGTAGGATTTCCTGGAAATCCAAGCTTTTTAGCTGCTGCAATTAATTCTTTTCTGTCCATAGCTCCAGATTTGATTTTCTTCTCAGGCGCAGTCAATAAAAAGGTCAAATCAGAAACATCTTGACCCTTCCAAGGCACAGTAGCAGGAAGAGGAGAAGCATCATCTTTCAATTCTGCTCTAAGATGCCCTTCATAGAAGGTCATTCCTTCATATTCAATACCTCTTTCTCTCATTTCTCTTTTCAACTCTCCAAGAGTTGTTGCTTCTGAATCTTGAATTACTTTCTGTGATTGAGTTTTGTTGTTAATAATCGTTACTTTTCTCATGGCTTCTAATTTTTATGAATTTGAGTCAAACAGACTCATAATGATTTCTTTAAATTGTTCTTTGTCTCCTAATTGTTTCATGAGGTCAGAGACATCTTTCCCTCCATCAAATTGTGGTAATACCAAGTTAGTAAACCCTGTTGAAGATGATAGTTTCTCACCATCTACAAGACCTGTTTCATCATTATCTAATAATACATACACTCTCTTATATCTTCTTCTGAGTTCACTAACTGCGGTATCACTTATGCCATAACCTTCACCTTGAAGAGCTATAGCTGGTATCCCTGTATTAGCCCATAAACATAAAGCATCCTTCATAGATGCACAGATGCATATTCTATCACCATATTCAGGTACTTTAGTCCACAAACTTATTACTGATCTATTATGATTTCCAGACCATTTAAAGCCAGCTTTATTAAAGGGTTGATATATCTTGATAGTAACTTTGCCATCCTTGTATTCTATATAAGCATAAGCATATCTATCACATGGGAACACCATTCTGTTTCCATTCTTTAATACTATCTTGTATGAAACTGGATATATATCTGCAAGTTTTAACCACTCAAGACTTATTCCATAGCTTCCCCAGTAATCTAGATCATGTTTTTTCCACTCTCTGACTTTACATTGTAAATCAATACTAGAACTGTAATCCTTTTGTTGGGTAATTCTAGGCTTATCTAATTCACCATAACCATCTGTTTGTGTAATCTTGGATGAGTCCTCCCAAATATGTGCAAGCACATCATTGTAACTCTCCCCCCAATATCTCCCTAATAAATCAAAAGTTCCACCTACTTCTTTTGTTTTCAAATCTGTCCATAAAATCCTACTTCCATCCTTTGAGTATAATCCAAATGATGGATGCTTATCAACCCTTAATGGACTTGATATAATACATGGTATATTTTTAATACCTAGGTAATAGTTTAAAATGTCAAGTTCTGAAACTTTGCTCAATAACTCTTCTTTTGTTATATTAGGTTTACCAATCTTGATAGCCATAGTTAATTAAATCTTAATTTATTTTATCCCCAAGGGGTTGCAGGTGATCCTCCTCCTACATTTAAAGGATCAGCTTCAGGTGCTTCAGTGAAATTAGTAGCTTCTACTACATTCTCATGTAAAGGTTCTGTAGAGAACACAGTATTAGGAGCACCTCCAGCAGTTTGAAACTCAGCAATAGCTGCATCCAATCTGCTATAATCAGTTATTGCATTCTTCAAGAATTTTCTTGTAAATACAGACTGATACTCTCTTGTTCCATTCTCATTCTCTACTGTTCTGATACCAATAGCAGCCTTTACAGTATAAGCTTTTGCTGTTTCCACAAGCTCTTTAAGCTCTGACATATCCCCCTTGAATAATGCATCCATATTGAGAGAAACCTCACTGTCTTCAGTGTTTTCTTTCATAACCCACTTCTTATCTTTATAATTAGCAGGTCCCGGAATATTTAACCACTGAATAAGGAAATCAATGAGATATTCCTCTCCTTGCCAAGCAGGTCTATAATCAGAACTGATATTTGCTGGACCACTTGTATACACAGGGATTCTCTTGTTTGTAACATCCTCTTTAGTTGCCCAAGCAGTTCTGCCAAACTTATCAATGATTTGAGCTTTACCACTTGTTTGACCAACTCTGAAATCCTTCACAAGAATGAAACTAATAGGAATTAGCAGGCTAATACCATTATTTAACTTGTGATCAGGATTAGTTTTTGCATAGAAAGTAACTCTTACCTGAGCTTTACCTTCTTCTGTTTGGCTTACATATTGAGGTTTCTCTTCAATTTCTCTTCCAAGTAACTCGGATAACTCTGCTTTGTTAGGATTTACAGCTAATATGTTTAATGCTGCAACTCCTTTGTAAAGAGCATAACTTCCTTCTACAGATTCTTTACCTACTTTTACAGCCATAAATACAACGTTGTCTCTATTCATTTCTTTACTGCTTTTTGAGTTATATAATTATGCAAAAGGATTCAAAGGTGCTTCCTCTGCTGCTACTGCTACTCCTTCTGAATCAGGAAGTTTAACTTCTGATGCAGGAATTTCTATTTCTTCAACTGTTGCTGTTCCATCAATACTTCCCTCAGGAGCATCACTCATTACATTAGCTACTTCTGCTTCACCATTTAGCACTTGCTCAGAAGTGAATCCTCCTGTCATTTCTTTGATAGGAGCTTCAAACTTTTCAATAGTTGCAAGAATTGTATCCAATTCTTCCTGATTCTTCTTAATCATAGCTTGCAACTTATCTCTCTTTGCTACCAAAGCTTTGGTATTTTTGGCTGTTCTTTTAATAATAGCCAAATCAAATCTACTTAATTCTCTCATGTTATTTATTTAAAAATATTTAATTACGTTTATTCCATCTTTTGATGGTTTACTTAACAGGGTAATAATGGTAAACTTTCTCTTGTAATACTCTAATGCTTCACTAAAGAATGGTACATAGTTAATACTCATAACCACGCTTACAAACATTTGAGTCTTATCTAGTGGTTTATCATGTTCAATACAATATTCTGTTATAACTCTTGCTACAACAGTATTCTCAACATATCCCCTTACAGTGTGATTACAAATATCTACTATTTCTCCTCTTTCCATTAGATGAATATTTTAGACATATCTACCTTAACATCATTATCTGCATCAGACTCTGCAACCTGTATCTTCTTGCCTCTTAAATGCAATGGTCTGGCTTCTCTAATTGTATTACCACCGCCTTCAAATGAGATGAAAGTCTTCTTCCCTTCTCTATAGATATAACCAATTGCATCTGCCTCTCCACAGATAATATCACCCAACTTGCCTACTAAATCAACAGACATCTCAGATAACTCTTCACCATCTTCCTTGATTTGTTTATCTTTTACATGAGCCACTAATATAAGAGTTTCGCATAAAGGCTTAAACATATCAATCATCTTTCTTACAGCCTGTCTGAGATACAGATAACCTGCTCCATTAGGAAGTAATCTTACATCTGCTTTAGGATCAGGAACACTTTTTCCAAATTTATCCTTTATAGCTTTACCAGTTGGGTCCTTCAAGAATCCCCATCCTTGTCCCATTGCAGTATTTCTGTAGAGGTGGGCTGCATATGGAAGAGACATCTCTTCAAGCCTAGTTGCATTATCAATGGTAATAAATCTATAAGCATTCTTTCCAAGCTTAATATTTTCAGCTTCAATTGCTTTTGCAGCCTCAAACAGTTGCTCAGCACTCCTTACTTGAATATCCATTACACTCAATGCTCTGTAACCATTCTCCAAATCTATGATAAGATTTGACTCAAGAGATGCCATTAAAGTACTCTTCCCACTCTTTGGTTTTCCAAATAACACCATAAGGCTGGGATTATAATTCTCTGCTTGTCTTCTTTCTGTTGGTAAAATAATCATTTTCTTCCTTTCTTTCTGCCTGCAAATATAGAAAAGATTCCATACTTATGCAAGCTTGTTTTCTTTTTTCTTCTATTAGAGAGCATCATAAATAGAGTATTTGCCTTCTTGCCTAAAGCTTGAATATACTTATAATACTTATCTATTTCTGCTCCTTCATTTGGCAAAGGCAATTCCCTGAAATCACATACTGCACCATCAAAGAACAATGGAGATATGCCACCCATCTCACCATCTCTATTAACGCATACCTCTAAGAACCTAATATGATCCCTAAACTTTCCAATATTATAGCCCATGTATTCAGTAAGCCCAAATCTCATTGGACTGAATAAACCAAGAACTATATTACTATCTCTTGAAGTATACTTTGAATCACCTAAACCAGCAACAGATGGTCTCATCTTCCCTAGTTTAAATGCTTCATTCCCCTCCTGCTCAAAAGTCTGCTGCTGAATAACGATTGGTGAATAATTATACCTGTTCCTGAGATATTTCGCAAGATACTCTGACATCTTATCCATAGATTGTTTAAGTGTCATTCCTCTCTCTGTATCTATAAGATTAATGGTATCAATTACAACTAATCTATACTCATTAGGATCATCTTGCTCATAGCTTTCAAATACATCCACTTCCTCAATCTCTCCTAATTCTCCTCTTCTCTTTCCCTTCCTGTAGGTTACTTTACCATGTTCTTCAGCATATTGTTTACAATACTTATAGATTCCTGTAGGATTAGGAGCCTCTGCTGGAAATATAATATGCTCCTCAAAATAAGCTAATATGTCTTTAAACTCTTGAGTTTCAAGCATATCTAATGCTTCTTGAGGACAAGCTCCTGTGGTACTCCTTAAATCCTTTGGTGATACTCTTATTCTTCCATTTGTTTTGTCATATAACAACCATGACATAAATCTCTGAGTAATTCTCTCAGGTGTTTCCTCTAATGGAAAATAGAGAATTTTCATCTTTATATCAGACTTTGCATTATAACAATACATTAATGGCTTGTAGATGAAAGTATATGAGGTAAATTGTGACTTTCCCCCTTTGGTGAAGCTAGTTACAGTTATATAACAAGCTTGTTCTATACCAATGAAATCATCCTTAAACCTCTCAAAAGGAGATGGAATACAATTCAAATTACCATTAAGTATCCTATTTCTCCTCTTCTTTAATCCCTCTATTGTTCTCTCTATCAGACTCATTTCAGTATTACCTCCCAATCTTGATTACTATTCTGCCCTGCATTCTCAATGTGATTGGCTAATTCTGAGATAGGGACTTTAACTCCATCTTTTATCTCTTCTTTCCATATGAAATACTGTAACAATCTCATATATTGATAGCTGCTATTAAATCCTGATACATAAGATTTAGTGGCATTAATTATCTGCTCATCAGTATAATCATTACCATATTTCTTAAAGAAAGTCTGTAACTTCCTCTTAATGTCAGTCTTATTACCTCTCCAATATTGATTATTAAAGTTCTTTCCCTCTGGAAATATAGCTTGAAGCTGAGGAACAAGAGCTTCTATTCTTTGACTAAACTCCTGAGACCCTACATCTTTGTCAGAATCAAGAATGATTCCAGCAAGCAATCCATTGCCTTTATTGGTAACAAATAAACTAGCTGGAAGATGAGTTTCAGGATCATAAGATGTACTAATTAATCCTTTGGATGTCAGCTCTTTTTCAGCTTCCTCAAAATCTACATTGTTCTGAATGGCTATCATAAGAAGAACCTCTCCAATAGAGAGACCACTCTTCTTTATAACTTTATCATTCAATGAGATTGTCATAACTTAACCAATTAGTTCTTCAATATGCTTCTCTTCAACATCAAAAGCATTAGCACAAGCATCTATGCTAAGTCTAATCAATCCAGCAGCTCCTACTACTTTATTAAACACCTCTACATAGACTCTTCTTGCAATTCCAAATGCTTTCTGCTTTGCTCTTGATTCTGCAATTCTCTTCCCAACTTCAACGTCAAAGGTATCATCTTCATTACACTTTGCAGTGGCTGATACAGTGAATTCACCATTGTAATCCACTTTAGGCATTCTCTTCTTCCATTGATAATAGAAATGCATATCAAAGGCAGGGTGCTTCCTCAGTTGCATATTACAAGTAAGAATACAAGCAACTGTTCTCTTCTCTTCGTTTACACGATAGTCGATTTTCTCGATTTTAAGATTACTTCTCATATTAATATTTCATTTAAATCAGTGACTTCTGTCACATACTCTGGATTTATGTCTTCAAGAGCTTTGTTAAGATACTCTTCGTCTCTTGTATTCTTGTAATAAAGAATAAATAATACAGGTTCTTCAGCTCTCATAGCTCTACCTGATTTCTGTACAAAAGCTCTCTCTTGACCATCTAATTGGATAATAACACCCACCTCAATATCCACTAAGTTTTGACCTTCTTGAATCATTCCTATTGCAAAAAGACTATCAATCTCTTTGTTATTGAAATAATCAATAGTATTCAAAGCTCCTTTCTTTTTAGAGTGAATAGAGTTCTCTCCTCCTAACACTTCTGCTTGTTCTATACTAGAACAGAAACAGATAAATCTCTTGGACTTTATAACGCTAATTAATTGATTTGCTTTCTCAGTTTTCAATCCTCCAAGGTATCTCTTTCTTTCAGAACCTAATTGAAGCCATTTGTTCTTAACACCTTCATTTCTAGTCCTAAAGAATTGCTTCTTCCAAAACTCGGCTTTATCTGTCAGGTAAATATACTTCTGTAGCTCAGTGCATTGTATCTCCAATCTTAGATCAGGATACTTGATCTTATTCTTTAAATAAGTCCATCTTTCAGCTAATGAGCACTTTACAGTATGCCTTTTAGTACTTCTTCCCCACTCCTCAACAACACTCTGGCTGAGGTGGGTATTATCCAATTCCATAGGAATGAGATAGATTTTTGGTTCAGGTAATATTCCCCATTCAATTGCTTGTTGAAGAGTAATCCTGTAATTTGTAAAATCACCATAAATCTCTTGCAACTGAAATAGAACATCATTTGGAAGAGTAGCAGATAATACAAGCACATTCTTAGCTTTAATATCATTTAGTATATCAATTCTAAGCTCTGAACCTGCATGGTGTCCTTCATCAAGAATCAATAAATCATAACTCTCTCCTCTATGATTCTTTAATGAAGCATAGGTTTCAATAGTTATGCCATTTGATAGAGGTAATTCCCACTTCTCAAATTCTACCCTCCAACCCTCCCTGTGAGCAATTTCAGCTACCACTAATAATACATTAGCAGGCTTCATTGCCTTTATCACGTCTATAGCTGCTTTACTCTTTCCTAACCCTGTACACCATTGTAATGCCACTCTATGATGTTTAATCATTAATTGCACAGCTTCCTGCTGAATCTCAAATCTTTCCATTCTCAATCCTATTTACTATCTTTTTAACTTTTGCTGTATACTCCGGGTCTTCTGCGTATCCTATTGAATCTAGGAACTTGTAATAGTTATTCGGGGGCTTATATCTATACTGGATGTATTTAAGATAAGCCTCAACACTCTCTGTCCAATGCTTGAACCTGTAATAGTCTTTTTTATAGCTATTATAAAGCCCAAACAAATTATTGTACTCCTTGCATATATTTGAATTGAAGTGTCCAGTCTCCAAGATTGCCTGCGCATACACTATATCTTTATGCTTAACACCAAAGAACTCTAGTGCATCCATCAGGTGATCCTCAGGACTTTCAGATAAAAAGAACTCAGGAGTTACAGGTACTTTGATATAAACTGTATCTACCTTATGTTCTATTTTTTCTAGCTCATCCATTCTATTAGCAAGATTACTAATTGCCATAGATATTACAATCAAGACTATACCAAGAAGTATTTCACAGAGAGAGTCTAAAAATTTAATAAATTTATCTTTCATATTCCTTTAGTTAATAATTTCTTAAGAAGGTCAAAAATCTTCCCTCTTAAAACATACCTGTGAATCTCAAGATCATACCCATCATTATCATCTGGGCTACGTGATTGGTTTATATAAAATACAATAGCAAAAAATGCCAAGCTAACATTAATAACAGGTATTAAACATATTAGAATAGCAACTAAGGTAACATATAAGGGAAACTTATGTCTTTTTCTATCACCTTCTGGTTCCCATTTATAATTTTTCCAATAACTACTAGTAGTCCTTCTAACCTTTATCTCAGGGTAAGAACAATATAACAGTGAACTGAATATTAGGACACTGATGATAAACATTATAACCATAGTTATTTATCAGCTATATTCTTGAATAATGTGGGAACCTGCCCATAAACAGGAAGAATACCATTCCATTTATCAATCATATTCTGTTGAACTATAAGAGAAGACAAGGATGCTGCAATCTTCCTGTTATAATCAGCTTCTGCATCTCCTTTGATCTTTAATGCTTTAGCTGCCCCTTCTGCTTGAGCAACTGCTTTCTTTGCTTCTGCTTCAACAGATTTAACCTCATTCTCAATCTTCAACGCATCCTGAACTGCTTTATTCTTCGCATCAATAGCATCGACAAGAGTTTTCGGGTATTGCAGACCTGATGTTAATTGTTCTAGCTGAAAGTTCTCGGCTAATAACTCTTTGGATAATCTATCCTCAATAGACTTCTCAAATTCTTCTCTCTTACTAACTAATTCATCAGTTGTATAAGCATTTAATTGAATTCTGAAAGCGTTCTTTATATAATTATACAGTGTTGTATTGATTACCTCTGTAATATCATTCTTTCTATACTTCTTGAATACTTCTGCTGATTTACCTTCTACAATCTTCAATGAAATAGTAGGGTCAACTGAAAATGAACTACCATCTTTTGCATTAATTGTAAACGCTGGATAATCAACAGTTTGAACAAAGGTAGGATATTCATACACGGATTGTGTAAATACATTATACCACACAGCTCCATTTACTAATGAAGCCCCTTCTCCCTTTTCATCACCATACAGATTAACCAGAATTCCTTCATAACCATAGTCAATTCTCTCATACCCACAGGATGTAAGCATCATACTTAAGCCCACAATCCACAATAATAATTTATTTCTCATATTCTCTTTTCCTTTTAAATTTATAACTTGTAAATCCCTTAGTTGTAGCAGCAGCTAACACTACCCATGTAATAAGTATAACCCCTATCACATTCTCAATTGAACTGGCTCTTGAGATCATCTCAAGGCTAAGATTAAAACAGAATAAAGCTACAGTCCATGCAACAACAAAGGTTGTCACTCTTAACCATAAAATAATGCGCATTAATCTCTCATTTTATTTAATTTCATTGAATTTCTCTTTTTTATATCTCTCTACATCACTGATATTAACTATATAGTAAAAGTGTTGAGTAGTATCGCTGTAAGGACTATGTATCCTTTGAAAAGAATACATTGAGCCTATGCCAACTATATAACATAGAGTGAATCCCTGCAAATACTCAAGAGACTTCCTTGTATAGAACCTAAATACATCAGGATTCTCCATGTACCTGTTATCAAACTTGTAAGTATCTACTATATACACTGGAAGCAGCATCACATTTCCTTTAACAGACACCCATAGCTTTCCTAGTAACTTTGGACCTCTAAAGTTTATCCATTCACTGTTAACTTCTTTAAGAACATCCTTGGAAATAGTCTCTTTGTTATAATCTGCTTGTTTGGCACTCTCTCTAGGTTTGATAGGTTCTCTCTTCTTGTATCTAATGATTCCATCACCAATATAAAACCCTGACCACCACCTCTCATTTAGATATGCATTATTGAAGAATGAATAGAATATGTCCTTGATATTACTTCTTCTATTATGCTTCTTCATCTCTTTCACAAACTCGGAGAATACATCATTTACAGGCTTTCCAATCCTTGCCTTCAAAAACCTTTGCATCTCCCTATAGTCAGTGAATCCTTTCTCCACATAGTGTTTATATGTAGTATTGCTAGATTCTCTGGCTCTCATTGATAAATGCTTGGAATCAGAATTGTTTCTTCCTGACCTATCATAAGCACCATTGTATCTCTTGGATTTCTTTCCAGACCTCCACTTCTTCATCTTAAACTCAAAGCTCATAACTAAATAGTCTTATATAAGTTCTTTCCTTACCTTGATTATACCACAATAGTACTGTATAGCCAGTACCATGTGATATTAAATCAATCTTTGGATCATACCTAATCAAAATAATAATTCCTATGATTAGGAGTATTAATGTTGCTATAAATAAAACACTCATGATTGAAAACTTTAATCCTCAAACACTATATAGGTGAAACTTTCTCCATTCAAACTCTCACAAATCCTTTGAAGATGTGCCTCCAATCTCCTCTTCTTGCCCATTTTGAGCCATATAGCTCGTTTACTGAAATGAGGGCACTCATTTGAAACCATATAGTCATAAGACTCTTTAGTAATGTTAATAGATTGGGTTGCAGGCTTTGATTTTCTTAATAAAGCACCTATTCTGACCTTTTTGTTACTCTTTCTCTCTGTAAACTCAAGAGAGAATGGAGTATAACCCTTTAATTGTGGAATTTTTGAGCATTCCTGCTCACTCATCATCACTCTACCTTGTAAAGTGATGTTAAGATTCACTTTTACTTCATTATTCATTTTTTGACATCTTTGACATCATACCAAGCATAGCCAATGCACTTAATTCAGAGCTATCCATTTTATCTACATTTTGTAGGAGAACTCCTTTAATAATTAACTTTTGCTGCTCAATAATTAATTTTTGCAAGCTAATAGGTAATTGTGATAAAATCCAAGTAACAATAGCCCCCTGCACTTCTAAATCAGGAACTCTCTTCATTTCAATAGAGATATTACTAAGAATATCTTCAATTTTATCCTTGGATACCCCCTTTTCTTTAGCTACTCCCAGAACCACATCACCTCTGATTCCATCAATAAGTTCCTGAGGGAATGGGTCATCAATACCTAACTTAGACTTCATTGAATCTATAAAACAGAAGTCTTCTCCCAAAAATTGATCATTCATTTCTTTTAATTTTAAGTAAGTAAATATGTTTTTCACACTTTATTCAATAAAAAAGACTACCACTCATTACTGAATGATAGCCTGATAGAACACTCTGTGATGCTCATGGAAGTGAAACCTCCTTTCTAACTTACCCTGTTTGTTTATACTATACTTAATAATATTGAAGCAAGCACCACATATCACTAATCTTTTAGTAGGGGTGGTAGGATTTGAACCTACAATTAATAATTCCCAAAATTTATGTCAAAGGAACCAGATATGCAAATATATCTGGCACTTTAACATACTTTATTACTTTCACTCTATTATTGACCAACCATATTCAACGTCAATACCCTCAGCTTTAGCATCTTCAAGCTCTTTCATGAATTGCTCTTCTGATGCTACTACACCTTCACTATTGGTATATCGGTTACAACAAGGACATTTAGTCACATATTTCCCTTCATCCATATTACAATGGTGTAACTTATGAGTCTCCATTGCTTTTAATGCTTCTGCAAGTGTCATTTCTTTTCTCTTTTAAATATATTATTATAATTACTTATCACTATCTAAATTAGGATGTTTGTAAATTAATGATCTACAAGCTATACATACAACAATATGTTGCATACCACTTGCAGCTATCACTCCTATTACTATATCCTGCCAGCATGGTAGTACTTCAAATGTTGATAAGAATATAGCACAGATGAAGAATGTAATCCATGTAGTACTACAGTATATACAATAGCCTAATGGTGATGCAGCCCATGCTAATAGACCCCACCAATAGTACAAGATGCCCTTATACCCATAGAAGTACCTATCTTGTCTTCCCTTCTTAACCCACACACTCAGGATGTCATACCACCAGTTGAAAATCATGTTAGGAGCTTTTAAACAATTTCGATAAAACACCCCTAGCAGTCCTCCTACTAAACCTAATAGAAGAAACTCAAATAATAATGCACTCATCTCTTTTAATTTATGTTATTGTAAGTATTTTCTTTTTGTTTCTTGATATTTACGAGGCAAGAAACGTGGAAAGAATCCTCAATAGCTTACCTATTAGCATTCATTAGTTCATTTACAGGTTTACCCTCGCTGTGAAGAACTTAGAAACAACAAACTCAGAGCAGTTCTTATCTATGAAATATTCTTCTCCAAAATCTATTCCAAGCTGATTCTGAAATGTCTTTAGGATCAGTCTTTGTAGCTCTTGCTCCTTCTCTTGTTAACTTTCTACTAACAAGAACTCTCTTATTACCTACAGTCATAAACACAACATTGTATTTCTGACTAACAGGATGTGAAGGATTTGTAAGTACCTTATAATACCTCGTGTTACATGATGCAACACTCCTACCTATTTGCATGGCACTTTGTCTCAAGGCTTCTGCAATATTAAATGGATTATTCATTATCATACTAAGGATTACTTCATCTTCTTCCTCGGTAAATCTTCTGTGAAATTCAGACATTTGGTTATTTATTTATTTGGTTAATAAAAATTGTACTCCCTACTGGATTTGAACCAGTACTCTATTGCTTAGAAGGCAATTGCTTTTCCATTTAAGCTAAGGGAGCATAAGAGAAATACTCATTGATAAGGACTTGAACCTTACATCATTCACTTACAGCAATCCCATGAGACATGAGATACTAATACAATGAGTATTCTCTAACAAACCTAAAACAACATAAAATATAATCTAAAACAACAACTTCAACCTATCTTCAAGTAGTTTAGCAGCCTTTATAGCTGACTCCTGACTCTTGAAGTATGTAATTCCCTCATACTGAACAGTATGATGTTCATATATTCCTACTTTATTAAAAGTAGCAACAGGTCTTCCACAACTATCAATGAAGTTTCCAAGGAAATAACCTTTAACTCCGGGTTTCATTTCCCAATCACCATTGAAATATTTAGCTAACACAGCTAAATCAGCTTTAACTGAGAATTTTTCTCTTTCTCCATTAGGAACATCAAATGCAGCTACATCTGTTTCAACATTCTTGTAAACATATGCTAAACACATCATCAATTCTTCTTCCGTGAATGCATTCAATGCTAATGTTTTCAGTGTAGCATCACCACTGTTGTACCATTCTCTTGCTTGTTCAATGGTTACTTTAATATTCCGTGATTCCATTTGTTTATTATTTGATTGTTCAAAATGTCTTTCTCCAAGAGGACCAATAGGACCTTGAGATGAATAATGCTGTGCAAATAAAAGAGTCTTTTCAAATGCTCTTGTAGACATAGCTTTTTGAACATCTTCAATTTCTTTTGCACGACGCTTATTAAAGATATTAATCTTTTCACCATTGACTCTTGCAGGTTCAATAGTCTTTAATAGAATACCATTAAGAGATGGATAAGCATTGTTACTCATTGCTACAACCTGCATTTTGGTTGAGTATCTTTTATCCTCAATCATATCACTTATAGCAATATAATCATTTTCACACAAGAATGCATATCTCTTGTGTGAATTAATATCTTGCAGATTATTAAGAGGACAATCAGTGTATATTACAAATATTGTTCTTACCATGTTCTTACTTTTTAAATGTCAATGATTTAAAATCTCTCACTCTAATAAATGTATAGCATAATAATAATAGTGCACCTTCTATTAAACTCCATTCAAGGAAGTATCCATTATCATATATACTATCTACTCCACACATGAATAATAGAGTAAACAGGATTGTTGAATACACCAACAATCCTTTTAATAACATCTTTATTCTTTTCATAGTAGTTTATCTAAACCTTTAATTACTACATCATCTATTTTCCAGTCATATCCATTATAGATTGCTCTATAAATTGAGCCTTCACAATAGACATATGCTTCATCACTTTTTCTACACAAGATATAAGCATCAGCAATATCATTGTTTACCCAAACAGTTATTTTCTCCATATTCAATTATTATCCCATGAACCAAATAACCATAGTACTAGGCTAATTAAAGTTATGATACCAATTGTTGTGAAAGTATCATAACCAGTTAATTTACCACAAAGAGCTAATATCCATGTAGATAACATAGATATAGCTCCCATTATTGTTACAAACTTAAAGAATTGCTTCATACAATAGACTTCTCTACATTGGATTTGACCTGAGTTGAATGAGGGTCAAAGCAAAATTCACTTACTGGAACTATATATCTTAATCCTATTTTGCCAACACAATTTGTTGAATTATATCCTTCAGAATATACATAGCCGTTCTCTGCATAATACCTCAAATGCCATGATCTGCCATCATTTGATACCATTACTGGTGTATCTTTAGCAAGAGGTTTAACGAATTTACTCCAATCTCTCTGAGTCTCTGATGGAAACAATAGGCACTCGCCATTGTTATAACTTATCCAAGAACCACTCATATTTAGTTTTATTTCTCTACCACATTCATCAAGTATAATTATTGTATTGACATCTGTAACCTTGAAGAATGTACATTTACCACATAAGGTACAGTATAATACTGTATCTTGTGGACAATTTTTTAATATTTCTGCTATATTCATGACTCTGTGCTTCTTAATGTTGATTGTATTTGTAATGATTTAACTCCTGCAAACTTGTAAGAATATTCTATTCTTTCACTTCTCTTTTTATCAGTCACATCAGTTGTATTGTAGCCTAATGCCCAATTAAAACCTGTTCCTTTAGGTTTGAATGGGTCTAATTCTTTTTGTTGTTTTGTTTTCATATGTTTATTTATTTGTTTGTTATTGAGGTTAATAGAGGATTTGAACCTCTTTCTCTGATCTATTGACTAACATTCTTCATGTTTGACAATTAAAGTATGCCCTCTGCATTTAATCAGTGTTTTACCTGTATAAACTAATTAACCTTTCCTTCTTAAGTATGATTATTAATATTATTTTGTTATGTCTCAATTTTTCTCTTTATAATCTGCTAACTATCTTATTGCGCATCCTGCTTACTAGGTTAATAAATCTATTCTACTTTCAATTAATTACTTCCTAGCTTTAATACATAGTATTGTTGCATTATTTCATTATTGGTTTCAATAGCATTTATTACATCTTTCAGTTAGGTGTCTGTCATGTCCTAATTATACAAGAGTTTGTTCATGATAACAATTATAATAACCTCCTATATCATCATCATATAATCTATTATTAGCTAAACTTAATACATTTTAAGGCTGTATTCAATGTTATTTGTTACTATTATTCAGCAAATAACTACCTGAATGTTCCCATTGGAGTAAAATGTGCCTCAATTAATGGTTAGAATTAAAATGTTCACTGTGAATTGTTACCCTTTCTTTATTCTTTTTAGGCAGTAAATAATGTTATTTATTACTATCAGGAGGGATTTAATTGGTTAAATGGAGAATGAGATGATTGGTTGGGGGAGATATAGCTCTTCGCATCCTCATCTTCATCACAAAGAAGACATAAGAGAGCATCATTTAACACCCTATTATTTGTTCACTCTTAACCATGCTTAAATGCAACTAAATAACCCCATCAAAGTAATCATTATTCTCAATCAAAGTACTATTAATGTTATGCGAAGATACTATTAATGCTTATTTGATTAACACATTCTCAGTATCTCAAGAGTAGGCAAGAAATACAACTTGACCAAAAGCTCTATTATTATGTCTACTCCTGAGATACTATTAATGCTCAAAAGAATAAAAAGGGAACATGGTTCCCTTTAGAATTCTGCAACAACAGGTGCTCCACCTTGTCCTTCTTCATGCAGAAGATAGAATTCATCACCATTGTCACCTTGTACCAGTGATACCATAGGATGAGTTGGAACTCCTTTCACTGCAACAGCCCCAATCTTTGCACCATAGGTGAAAAACAATTTGTTTGTCTTGGGATTCCGCTTTACTTGGATTTTGTCTACAAGTTTCTCAGCTTTAAACTGTTCTACAGTCAACGTGTCTAAAAATGTTAATTGTGCCATAATGTTTAATTGTTTGATTGTTAATACTACGGGGGTAGCACCCCACTGGCTAAGTGATGGGGGAGGTGGGGGTGGTGTATCCTCCACTCATAGAAATAAAAAAAAATATTAAAAAAAAATTATAAAAATCTTATACTAAGTAAGTTAAGAGCATAACTAAATTATTTATTCATACTATTTGGAAATGTCATTTATTTTACTTACCTTTGCATTGACTCAGTAGTGGAGATGTTGGTCTAGCCAACTTGGGAAAGTAAAGGATACCAAGAAGGGCACAGGTAATAGACCCTTGGGATAACAAGAGTGAGAACTAATAATATATAAACGGGCATCGAAGCTGGTCTCTGAGCAAGAAAATCCTTATAGTAGATATATAAGGTCATTGGGGATGAAATGTAGAGCCTCAGGTCTCTTATTACCCTAAAGTAAGAGAATAAGAATGAAAGACTAACTTATATTTTATTATAAGGGAGGGAGGGTTAACTATGCTAAATTGTTAAAATATGAGAGAAGAAGAGATTAATAGAGTGGTAAAGTTCTTTAAGGAACTTAGGAGAAGAATTAGGTTTGTGCCTAGATTTGTTGATAATCATAGAGATATTCACTATGTTTATAGTGATGGAGTTTGTACTGTTTATAGTGATAATAACAATTATTTGAGAATGAAATGAAGGTATTGAATTGGTTAAAAGGAGTACTATTATGGCTATGGTAGTTTCCATAGAACTTTCTGGCATTTACTGTGTATAGTGTGCTTGGCTACTTGGCTATTTACAAGGGGAAATATAAAGGAGAGAATGTTATTGTGAGTGATCATATATTATCGTGTTTCTCACTTGGTGATTATATATTTGCATTACCTGATTCAACAGATAATTCTATAGCTCATGAGTATGGACATTGTAAGCAGTCTGAATACTTAGGTTGGTTATATTTGATTATTATAGCACTTCCTTCTGTTATTCATAACTTATATGTAGAAGTAGCTAGAAAATTTGGTAAAAAGCCTGATTATTATAGCTTCTATACTGAGAAGTGGGCTGATAAATTAGCTGGTATAACCAGATAATTAAGAGGGAACCTTTTGGATTCCCTCTTATTTTGGCTATACTTGTGAGACTCCTTACATTATTTTGATAAAATAATTAGGAAAATATTTGGTAGTTTCAAATATTTTACTTACCTTTGTAACATCAAAGTAAGAGATATGAGAGGAGATATAATTAAAGTGATAGAAAAGTTTCTCAGAGGATTCTGTGAAGTATCTAAGAATGAGAAAGATGAAGTTCTGATTAAGGTTAATAAGAGAGAAGACTTATTGATTGTTAATTGGGATGAGCTTACAACTAAAGAACAATTTGATATATTACATAAGTTTATTGAAGGTAATATTCACTCTGTTATATTCAAGTTTTAATAAAAAGAGAGGTATGGTGTAATGGTTAGCACTGGAAGCTCTAACCTTCTAAGTTTGGGTTCGAATCCTAATACCTCCGCAAGTTTATATATTAGAAGTTTTCACTAGCTATTTCTCATCTGTGAAGCCCAGAGATAGCGAAATTGTCTCATAGTGTAATGGTAACACGCAACACTTTGACTGTTGTATTCTAAGTTCAAATCTTAGTGAGACAACTAAATGCTGGATTGGACAAGTTGGTTAAGTCACCACTCTTTCAAGGTGGTCATCAGGGGTTCAAATCCCCTATCCAGTACAATTAAATTTAATAATATGAGAGAAGAAGTTATTGAGAGAATAGTCAAGATATTGATGTCTTCAAGAACACAGTTTATTATATTATATATGCCTGAGCATTATATGGATAATGATTCTGAGTTTACAGGAATACAGCATGGGCTTTTTGCTAAGCAGCATGAATTAAATTCCCTTTTAGAAGAGACTAAGTACACAAAAGAAGAGTTTGGAGAAGCATTAATAAGAGTAACGACTTATTGTATTAAAAAAACTTATGATATAGAGTAATATGGGATCAGATATTAAACCAACTTATCCACCTACAAGTGATGGAGAATAATTAATATATAGTAGTAGCTCAATTGGTAGAGTACTTGCTTTGGGAGCAAGATGTTACAGGTTCAAGTCCTGTCTACTATACTAAGTAAATCGTGTTTTTTCCATGTGGTTTTTATGAGTAGGTTTGAGGCACACCTTAAGTACCTCATCTTTATATCCTTAGCTTAATTGGTAGAGCATTGGTCTCCAAAACCAAAGGTTGGTGGTTCAAGTCCATCAGGATATGCTAAAATAAATGCAGATTTTCTTGCATAATTGAAATATAGTAAGTATCTTTGTAACACTAAATAAAAAGAAAATGGCAGGTATAATTGATATAGTACCAGAGCTTTTAGATAGCTTTGGTGAAAGAAGAGAAGAAGAAAATAAAGATGAGAGTCTATTTTAGTTCTTTCATAACTTTGTGAATGTTCTAGAAGGGATTAAGACACAAGTTAAGAATGTTCACTGGGCTTCACTACAGTTGCCTAATAGTGATAAGAGAGGCGCTCATCTTTATTTAGATGATTTTCTTGAAGTTGTAGAAGACTTTCAAGATAAGGTAGCTGAATGTGCTATGGGGATCACAGGAGTATCCTTTAAGATGAATACTGTACATGGTACTTATTTTGAAGCGTCTTCTACAAAAGAACTTATAGATTATGTTCAAAAGAGAGCACTTGAATTTTATGATGCAATACCTAAGACATCAATATGTGCTGGTATTAAATCAGAAACAGAAGTTTTCATCTTGAATATTAATCAGTATGTATTCAGGTTTAAGTTGACTGAATAATAATAATTTAAGGCTCTTTCTTTCAATGGTAGGAAGCTGGTTTTGTACTCCAGTAATATCAGTTCGATTCTGATAAGAGCCTCATAATAATGTTGAGGAACAGAGATTATGAGTGGTAATAGTAATAAGAAGAAAGGTGAATAGCTGGGTATGCCTATAGGCACAGCTTAGGCTATATTGAGAAAGAAAGTATTATTTAATTTAATAGTTTTATTAGGACTTAATAAATGTTTCCAATGTGGAGAATAGATAGATAATGTAAATGACTTGTCTATAGAACACAAGATACCTTGGCTTGATTCAGATGATCCTAAAGGACTATTTTTTTAACTTAGAAAATATAGCTTTTTCACATTTAAAATGTAATAGTAAAGCTAGAAGAGATAATTCTCAACTTAAAAAAGAGTCTCTAAGAGGTAGAGTTCTTAAAGAATAGTATAAAAATTGCTTATCTATAGATAAAGTGTTGAAGATTAAACAACTTCTTCAAACACATACTAGAAAAGAAGTAGAAGAAATTATGGGAGTATCTAAGACAGCTATTGCTAAAATAGCAAGAAATGAAACATATGCATATATAAATGTATAATATGCAAGGAGATCAAGTGATCCACTGTGGCTCATAACCACAGCTAGGAAGGAGCGTTACCTTCCCTTGCTACTAATTAAATTAATATTATGGGAGAAGAAGTTTACATTAAGTGTCTTATAGGAACCTCAGTAAGAGAGGTTATCAATAAGGCAAATGAAATTAAGATTACCAAGGAGGACATTATTAATGTTTTTCCTCTTAAAGATCAAATATACTTAGTTTATCAAGTAAATAAGAAATAATATGGAAGAGAAGAAACTGGGATACAGAGATACTAAACCAGAACCAAAGTATAATGAACCCACAATGGAGTTGCATTTGATTACTTATAAGGCTGTTAATAAATTTAAAAGTATTAGAAGAGCAATAAGGAAAGGTAATGTTACTAGGTGGGGAGAAATTACACCAAAGAGACCTTTTAATAATAGTAAAAGGACTAGAGGAAGAAAGCAAGAACTTGTTAAAGAGAGTTTATATGGACAGATTAGACACAAATTTAAAACAGAGCAGTTTAGTTAATTAGGAAGACTTTAATGCTATACCTGTTCATTATTGTAAACATTGTTTATCATTATCAATTAGAATAATGGATGGAATGGATTACTGTGACAAGTGTGGAGGGACAGAAATTGAAACAACTAACATTCTTGATTGGGAGAGAATGTATGAAGATAAATATTGTAAGAAATTTTTAAATAAAAAATAATATGGAAGAGACTAAAGAGACTAAAGGAAAAGAAGTTAAAATGAAAGCTCAAGAGCCTAGAAAACTGAGTTATGAAGAATTGGAAAACATTGCTCATCAAATGTCTGAACAAGGAAGACAATTAGCAACTCAGAATCAACAACTTAGACAAGCTTTACAAGAGACTGACCTATCTAATTTTTATAGGAGACTAGATTATCTATGGCAAGTAATCACTTCTGAGACTCCTTACATTACTGAAGAATTTAAACAAGGTTGTGGAGAGGAATTTATGAATATGATGACTCCCCCTCAAGAGGAACCTGAGGAAGAACAGAAAGGAGAATAATCATGGCTAAGCAAGTGGATTCAGTAGTAAGGATTCCTTGCAAGATTGATGGTAAGTTCTTTAGGTATTGGTTTGAGTTTCTCTAGCCATTTCATGGTCTTACTGAAAGAGAAATGGATGTAATTACTTCATTTGTGAAGTAGAGACATGAACTCAGTAAGGTCATAAAAGACAATGAGATACTTGATAAGGTTACTATGAGTGAAGATACAAAGAAGAAAGTAAGGGAAGAATGTGAAATAACTCTTCCCCACTTTCAAGTTATTATGGGAAAGTTAAGAAAGAATAAGGTTATTGTTGATGGAAAGATTAATCCTAGATATATTCCATCAGTAAATGAAGAAAATGGTTCTTTCAAAATGATGTTATTATTTGACTTTGCATGATATACTCAGAAGCAATTAAACAGGTATCCATAGAACTTGGTTTACCACCTAAAGTGGTAAAGGAGGCTTATGAATCTTATTGGAGATTTATAAAAGAGCACATCAAAACCTTGCCATTAAAGGAAGACCTAAGTAAGGAGGAATTTGATAAGTTAAGAACTAACTTTAATATACCAAGTATTGGCAAATTAAGCTGTACTTATGAGAGAATGATGGGAGTTAAAAAGAAAATAATACATTTATAGAAACTAAGAGATGATAACGATAATAAAGAAAGTAAAACCAATGTTTAATAGTCTGGTGACTACATTGGATAGGTATCCTATTGATACTAAACTTGCAGGAACTAATTTACTTGATCCAAGTAAATCTGGGGCTGTGAAAGAGTATCAGAAAGTAGTTGCAGTTGGACCTCAAGTAAGAGGTATTGAGGTGGGGGATATAGTCTTCATTAATCCTAAGAGATATGCTGTGATGAAGCATGAAGAAGGAGAATTGAAGGATGGTGTTATTAAGGATAATCCAGTTGTAAGCTATAATTTTGAAATACTCGAAATTGATGGAGTTCCTCATCTACTTTTATTTGATAATGATATTAAGTATGTAGCTGATATTGAGGAGTTTGAAGAAAATCCATCAATTGTTACAGATGTTGCTCCTCCTATTATTGAGGATGTAAATGCAATTCCAACTCATGGAAGAAAGAAAGTTACACTCTAACAATAGAGCCTGCTTGAGAAATCAGGCAGGCTTTTTTAATTTTAAGATATGAAATTATTTAAATACGAAGGTTATCAAGTGACTATTGAGCCTGAGGCTTTATTACTAAAGCCATTTAAACAGATATGGACTAGAGATAAAAGTGCTTCAAAGGATAGAGCTATGTATGAATTAGGTTTTATATATTTCTTTTGTGATCCTAGAAGTGATTATATGTATATATCTGATGAGGCATAGAGGGCATAGAAGATTAAGGAGCAAGAAGGATTACCTGAAAGATGGAGTCCTGATAGAACTGTAGAGCAAGGCATTGAGTTATATAAAGAATTAACTCAAACTACAGCATTCCTTTTACTACAAGATAGTAGAATTGCTATTGATAAAGTAAGAGAGGAATTAAGGAATGTTGATATGAAGGAAGAGGTTGAAGGAAAGAGAATTAATACTCCTTCTTCTGTACTTAAATCTGTAGGTGAAGCTGTTAAGTTATTACAAGAACTTGATAGAGTTGAGAGAGAGATTAATAAAGAACTTGCAGAGAGTGGAAGAATGAGAGGACAAGGAGAGAAGACAATATTAGAGGATAACTTAGATGCTTAATCATGGAATTAAAAGATATTATAGAAGGATTGAATCAATACTATGAGACTTTTGATTATAGAGCAAATGGACACTTTGTTATTAACAAAAGAGTTGATTCTAACCATGTAGTTAAAGCAATAAAGACTATAACTATATAGTTATACTTTGTTTGTGGAAGACTTTAGTACTAGACTGTATATGTACAATATTCTGGAAAGTACACCACTGATGAAGAGATTGCAAGGACTGATAGATTCATGAGTTCTACTTTTATCTGTAATCTCATGAGATATGTAACTGATAACGAATTTAAAAACTTATGTCATGGTGAATATCCCAGTAAACAAATATTAGACTGAGATTACAGATGAGCTTCTTAATTCTTTACCTAAAGAGGTATAGGATTAGTTGCTTGAAATTGTAAATACTGTTCCATTTGTAAGGTCTTTAATTGATCCTAATAGGCAATATGCAAAGGATAGACCTAGAGATGATAAAGGTAGAATCATAGTAGATTTAATTCATCCTCATATACTTGAGGACATGGATTATTTTAGACCTACTGCTTTACACTTTAAAAAGCATGGTGTACTTACTAATCTTAGACCTAATGGTAACCCTAATTCTGAATATGGCAAATGGCTAAGAGAAGAAAGAAGAAGAGTTTGGGAAGGTTATGTAAGAGAATCTGATGGTGAATGGGTTACAGGTTACATGTACTGGTATCTTAATTATGCACCTATTCTGCTTAACAAGATCAGAAAAGGAACTAAGATAGCAGATAGAGTTGTTGATGTTCCAGAGACTTGGGAAGGTGTTTACTTAAGGTTTCATTATATAGAACAAGCTAGAAGTGGTGGATTATACAATGATTGGAAAGGAGGTAATCATGGGGCTGAACTAGCATCAAGAGGTAAAGCTTTTGCCTATTCTCAGGAAGTAGAAACTCCCGAAGGAAGAAAAAAGTGGGCAGATATAAATGTAGGAGATACTCTCTTTGCCCCTGATGGTACTACTACTAAAGTAGTAAACATTCCTTTTGATGAGGAACATGATGTATATAAGATGACACTCATTGATGGTAGAGTTATTTTTACTACATTAGAGCACTTATGGAAGATTAATAAGAATGGTGAAAATTGGAATAAGTTGTATTCTACCAAGGAAATATTGGATAGTAAGCATGTAAATAGATTTGCCATAGAAGTATCCAAAGATGTGGACTATGAGTACAAAGAAATTCCTATACAGCCTTACTTGTTGGGATTAATGTTAGGTGATGGGTCATTTACTATAAGCAAATATAATCAAGCTCAATTTACTTCAAGGGAAGAGGATGTTTTGGTGTATAGTAACCTCTTGCATATACCTTTCAAGAGAGTAGGTAACACTAAGATGCAATGGTTAATAGATTATCCTGAGTTTGGTAAGAAAGCAAAAGAACTGAATCTTCATGACAAGGTATCAGATACCAAGTTTATACCTGATTGTTACAAGTATAACTCAAAGGAAGTAAGAAAGCAAGTTCTTTTAGGGCTATTTGATACTGATGGTACTGTGCATGATAGTGGAAAACCAGAGCTATGTACTACTTCTAAACAGTTGGCAGAAGATGTTTGTTGGATAGCAAGAAGTTTAGGATATAACACTTCCTATTGGGTAAAGTCCCCTAAATATACATACAAAGGATAGTAGAAAGTAGTCAAAACTTGCTATATAGTATATGTATATACCAATGATTGTTTATTTAATCTTCCAAGAAAGATTGAACTATGTGGTAAAAGAAGTTCAAGATTAGATAGTAGAGTGTATAAAACGTCTATAAGGTCTATAGAATACTCTCATAGAGAGAGGTGTAAATGTGTAACTGTAGATAGAGAAGATGGATTATTCTTAATAGGTGATTTTTTGACTACTCACAATAGCAAATCCTATTCTATGGCTTCAATTTTAGGTCATAATTTTGTTGTTGGAGAGAATCAGATTTCACATAGAGATACAACATCTATTGCAACAGCCTATCAAAAGGAGTATCTTACCAAGGATGGAGTACTGAATAAGTTTTTAAGTATAGCTGATTTCTGTGCTAAGTACACTTAGTTTCCAGCCAAGAGATTAAAGAACTCTATGCAGGAAATGGTATGGAAAATGGGATATGTTGATCTCGATACTGGTATTGAAATGGGTTCTAAGAATCAAGTACTTGGAGTTTCATCAAAAGATGATGAATCAAAGCTTAGAGGAAAGAGAGCTGTATTCATTGGAGTGGAAGAGTTTGGGTGTCATATAAAAGGTACAAAGGTTTTAATGTATGATGGATCAATTAAAAATGTAGAGGATGTAAGAGTTGGAGAGTTACTTATGGGAGATGATGGAACTGCAAGAGAAGTGTAGGAACTATATAATGGCATTGATCAATTATATAAAATAACATTATCAAATGGGGATTATTAGATAGTAAATAGTCATCATCCAGTTTACTTTAAGAAGTATGACTGGCACTCCAAGACTTATATTGATAATATTCTAACAGCACCAGAGTTATTAAAGATCAAGAGGCTTAATAAAGGATACTATATTCCTAAGGCAGTATTAAAATTTCCTCATGTTCCAATGGCTATAAATCCATACTTTTTGGGATTATGGTTAGGAGATGGAGATGCCACGAGATTAGATATTGCTAATGAAGATAAAGAAATATTGGATTGGCTCTCAGATAATTATGTAGGAACTGTAAGAGATTTAAAACAATCTAGTACTTGTAAAGTATTCCATATAAGCAAGACTACTCATGTGTATAATAGATTGTTCTTAGAGTATAATCTCTATGATAACAAGCATATTCCATAGGAGTATAAAATAAATAGTCCTGAGATACAACTACAAGTTATAGCAGGTCTTATAGACACTGATGGAACTTATAATGCAAAAAAGAATTTCTTTGAAATAACTCAAAGATATGATAGGAAGCACATTCTTGATGATGTAAAATTTATGTGTGAATGTAATGGACTTAAGTGTTCCATGTCATCAAGAATAGGTACTGGAAAGAAGAAAGGAGTATTGCATTATAGACTTAGAATTAGTGGAGATTTATCCATAATTCCAACTAAGATAGAGAGAAAGAGGAGTAATAAATCTAACTTGTATAGAGGAAGAAACTGTTGGAACAATTACACTTTTAAGGTTGAACCTTATGAAGTAGATGAGTATTATGGTTTCACAGTTGATAAGAATCATTTATTTGTATTAGGGGATTTAACTATTACTCATAACACCTTTCCTAGATTAGTTGATCTTTATAATGTGCTTATTCCTTCTGTATAGGAAGGAGATATAGTGTTTGGGTTCATGTATCTTCAAGGAACAGCTGGTGATAATGAATCAGATTTCGCAGGTGCTCAAGAAATAATGTATAATCCTAAGGGTTATAATATGTATGCTTTGCCTAATGTATATGACAGGCAGGGGCAAGGAAAGCCTTATTTTGTATTCTTCTTTCCCGGCTACATGAATAGAAAGGGATGCTATAATAAAGATGGAGTATCTGATGTTATCGCAGCTCTTGTTGAGATTCTAATGAATAGATTTAGAGTTAAATACAACTCATCTGATCCTAATACTATCATTAAAACTAAGGCTGAGGTTCCTATCACACCTGCTGAGGCTATTGTGAAAACAGGTGTTAATATGTTTCCAGTGGCTGATTTAACTGAAAGATTAGGTCAACTGGAGAATAATCCAAGAGAATATGATGATGTTTTTGTAGGAGAGCTAACTTTAAATAAAGGGGAAGTAGAATTCAGACCCACAGGAGCCATTCCAATTAGAGAATACCCTCTTAAAGATAATAAAGCAGAAGGAGCTATTGAGATATTGAAGATGCCTGAAAAAGACAAAACTGGAAAACCATTCTCAGGAAGATATATACTATCTTGTGACCCTTATGATGATGATAGTTCAGATACAATGTCATTAGGTTCTATCTATGTGCTTGATCTGTGGACAGATAAACATGTGGCTTATTATACAGGAAGACCCATGTTTGCTGATGATTTCTACGAGATAGCAAGGAGAATGTGCTTGTTCTATAATGGAAGAATGAATTATGAGAACAATAAAAAGGGTTTATTCGCTTACTTCTCAAGAATGAATTCACTTTATCTCCTTACTGATGTATTGGACTTCTTGAAAGACAAGGATATGGTAAAGGGACAGTTATATGGTAATAAAGCTAAAGGTACTAATGCTACAGCTCCTATAAATAGTTATGGGAGAATGCTTCTTAGAAACTGGCTGTTAAAGCCTACAACTGTTATACAGGAAGTTGATGGAGAAATGCAAGAAGTATTGATTCCTAACTTGTTTACATTAAGAGATAAAGCATTCATCAAGGAGTTAATTAACTTCAATCCTGATGGTAACTTTGATAGAATCTCATCTCATATCATGTTAATGTTATTGAGGGAGGATAGATTGATTGCTTATCAAGGTGATTTACAGAAGTCTAAGGAAGATAGTGATCCTGATTATCTTGGGAATGATAAGTTTTTCGAGTAGAATTATGCAGAAAGAATGCCCTTATATGGTAGAAAGATACCTTACAGAGCAGTAAATTTAGTCAACAAGGATGTAAATGATTAGTAATTTACTTATATACTTGACATTGTAGATATTTTTACTTATCTTTGCCTCAAATTAAAAGCTATGGGAGATAAAGAGTATATTGTATATTTGCATATAAATAAGATAAATAGGAATGTATACGTGGGTATAACCCACTATACTAATCCTGAAAAGAGATGGAGATAGGGAAATGGTTATAAAAACAATCCCATATTCAATAAAGCTATTAGAAAATATGGATGGGATGGATTTAATCATTGCATTCTTTTTAAAAGATTATCAAAAGATATTGCCTGTAACATTGAAAGGACTCTTATATTAAAGTATAAGAAAAGTAATATTAGTTATAATATTGCTGATGGAGGAGATGGAGTTCATTCTATGAATGATTATATAAGAAGTAAGATAAGCAACTCTTGTAAAGGCAAAAGAGTGGGAGATAAAAATCCTATGAAGCATCTAACTGCTGAGTAGAGAGAATTTCATTCTTAGAAGATGAAAAGAACTTGGTAGAATAGAGAAGAAATGCTAACTAGACTTAGAGCTGGGATATAGAAGAGTAGAGAGAAAGGAATGTATAAAGGTAATAGAAATAAAATGCCCAACCATGTTAAAGAAGCCATAAGAGCTTCTACTATAAAGCCAGTAATGTGCTTTAGCAAGGAAGGAGTGTTTATAAAAGAATACGAATCTATAAGTTAGGCTAATATGGAACTTGGAATAAATAAAAAGTCATCTAGTATATCAAGAGTTTGCAAAGGAGAGAGAAAGACTGCTCATGGATTTATATGGATGTTTAAGGAAAAGGAGGTAACTCATGGATATGCTTAATTTTCCTCGTCAAATGCTACCATTTAGTAAGAAGACGAAGGAATGGAGAAAAGAATGTGTCACTTGGGCATCACAAAAAACATTCTTCAACTATAGCCTAGTGAGGAAATCAGTGATTCATAAAAAGATTAATTATGACCTGATAAATGGTAGATTACACATGGCTGATATGGAATTAGTTCTTAATCCTGATGGCATTAAAGCAGCTTATATTCCTGATAGGTTACAACATTATCCTATTATGAATAGTAAGTTAAATGTGCTTAGAGGTGAAGAATCTAAAAGAGTATTTGACTTTAAAGTAGTTGTTACTAATCCTAATGCTATCTCTGAAATAGAAGAGAATAAGAAGAATGAACTATTACAAAGGCTTCAAGAAATGATTACAGATACCTCAATTTCTGAGGATGAGTATAATATAAAACTTGAAAAGCTTAATGACTACTACACTTATGAGTGGTAGGATATAAGAGAGGTAAGAGCCAATGAGCTTCTTAACCATTACATCAAGGAATATGATATTCCTTTAATCTTTAATAATGGATTTATGGATGCAATGGTATGTGGTGAAGAGATTTACCAATGTGACATTGTAGGAGGTGAACCTGTAATTGAAAGAGTCAATCCATTAAAGATTAGAATATTCAAGTCTGGATATAGTAATAAGGTTGAAGATGCTGATATGATAATCCTTGAGGATTATTGGTCTCCAGGGAGAGTAATAGACACTTACTATGATGTTCTTAGTAAGAAGGACATGGAATACATTGAAACTGTTCCTGATTATATAGGTCAAGGGGCTGTTGATGGTATGGATAATATTGATGAGAGATATGGTTTTGTTAATGCTAACATGATTGGTGATGAGGTTACAATCTCTAATGGAACCTATTTCTTTGACCCAGCTAATTTATTTACAGAAGGAATAGCAAACTCTTTACTTCCTTATGACTTGGCAGGTAATCTTAGGGTATTAAGATTATATTGGAAATCAAAAAAGAAGATATTAAAAGTTAAGTCTTATGATCCTGAAACAGGGGAAGAGGAATGGAACTTCTACCCTGAGAATTATGTTGTTGATAAAGACAATGGTGAAGAATCACAGACATTTTGGGTTAATGAAGCATGGGAAGGAACCATGATTGGTAATGAGATATTTGTCAACATGAGACCTAGATTGATTCAGTACAACAGGTTAAATAACCCCTCAAGATGTCACTTTGGTATTGTAGGTAGTATATACAACCTTAATGAAACTAGACCATTCTCTATGGTTGATATGATGAAGCCTTATAATTATCTATATGATGCTATTCATGACAGGTTAAACAAGGCTATTGCAGCAAACTGGGGTTCTATTCTTGAGATGGATTTATCAAAGATTCCCAAGGGATGGGATGTGGATAAGTGGATGTACTTTGCTAGAATCAATCACATTGCTGTTATTGATAGCTTTAAAGAAGGAAGCATTGGAGCATCTACAGGTAAACTTGCAGGAGCATTAAATAATGCTGGAAAAGGAATGATTGAGACTAATATTGGTAACTACATTCAACAACAAATTAATCTTCTTGAGTTTATTAAGATGGAAATGGCTGAAGTTGCAGGTATATCTAAATAGAGAGAAGGGCAAATATCACAGAGAGAAACTGTAGGAGGAGTTGAAAGAGCTACTTTACAATCAAGTCATATTACAGAATGGTTATTTACTATCCATGATGATGTTAAAAAGAGGGCTTTAGAGTGTTTCTTAGAGACTGCAAAGGTAGCTTTAAAAGGAAGAAACTTAAAGTTTCAATATATCTTATCAGACACATCAACAAGAGTAATGAATATAGATGGTGATGAGTTTGCAGAAGCTGATTATGGATTAGTGGTTGATAATAGTAATGGCACTCAAGAGCTGCAATAGAAGCTGGATACTCTTGCTCAAGCAGCATTATAGACCTAGACTTTATCATTCTCTACTATAACCAAACTTTATACTTCATCTAGCTTGGCAGAAAAGCAAAGACTTATAGAGAAAGATGAGAAGGCTATTCAAGAGAGAAATGCTAAAGCTCAACAGAGACAATTGCAAGCTCAACAACAAGTAGCTTAGATGCAACTTGAACAGAAAGAAGCCGAATTACTTCAAAAAGAAGAGGCTAACATAAGAGATAATCAAACTAAAATCATTGTTGCATAGATACAATCTGATGGTGGAAGTGATGAAGATGGCATCCTTGTTGAGGACTTCACTCCTGAGGCTAAAGCTAATCTTTAGGAAAAAATCAGGGAATTCGATGAGAAGTTAAAGCTTGATAGAGATAAACTAAAGCTGGATAAAGAGAAAGCAAGAACAGATGCAAGTCTTAAAAGGCAAGCATTAAGAAAAAAGAGTAATACTACAAATTAATAATATATGAAGACAATAAGAACTATAAATGTCACTGTTAATCCACCTTCAACTAATTCATTGTGGATTAATAAGGGAAAGATGAGATACTTCAATAATGGAGTATGGCAATCTATTGGAGAAGGAAGTGAATACATACTACCTGCTGCAACTTTATCAGAGATAGGAGGAGTAAAGAAAGCTTCTTATATATCTAATTTAGAAGCAGCAGCAGAACTTTCAGCAGTAATAACCAAAATCAACTCTTTATTAGTTTCTCTAAAGAATGCTGGTATTATGGATGTTGATGCTAATTAATTGAAACTATGTATTTTACACAAGAGGATTTTAAAAAGATAGAAAAGTGGCTTCTGCAAAGTACAGTAAAAGATACTTAGTTTGCAGATGCTGCTACTCCTCTTAAGGGCAATGAAACAATAGCTTTTGTTCAAGGTAATCAGAATGTTAAAACTGCTATTAAAGACTTTGTAGATCAATTGTTTTTACTAGGAGTTGCAGACTTCCTGAATGTTACTGATAAATATGGAGAGAAGTATCTCTCTATAGAACAAGCTATTCAGCTTATTCCCCCAAGGAGTAGAAAGATAGGACAGGTTATCACTTTCATGGATACTTATGGTAATTGGGTAATATATCAATTCCAAGGGCAAACATTAAATCAGTGGAATAATACTACCATGTGGATTAATGTTATCTCATCCATTATAGTAAGTGAGACTGTTCCTGATGAAGAAGATTTAACTGGAATCAAATAGAATAACAAACTGGTTCTTAAGTTCAAGAACAAGAATTACAGTCCTAATGATTTTTCAGGACTAGGTAGAGTATATCTAAGAAAGAATATAAGAGGTATAACTGATCCTGTTGAAGGCACAATAGATGCAAATGTGCTTACTCAGCAAATGGTAAGTTATCCTCACACTATATACCATCTTCAATATGATTATAACTTGAATGGTGAAACTATTATTATACCAGAAGGTTGTGTTATATTATTCGAAGGGGGCACATTAAAGAATGGTACTTTACAAGGTACTAATACTATTATAGGTGATACTTACTAGAATGTTTATGGGCAAGACCTTACTCTTGCAGGTACTTTTGAAGGTAGTATTAGTCCTTTAAACTTTGGTTTACAACCACTTGATTATAGTACTTCATACCAAGCTCTTTATTTAACACATCAAGCAGCTATTGCTACAGGACTGATTGTTAATTATTCTGGAATCAAAAGGATTAACATTACTGTGACAGCAGATTTAGTATCAATTCCACTAGGGAATAATACTGATTTCTGTGGATGTGAATTTCATATAGAGAATAATGCTGCAAGAAAGTATCTATTCAGTTTAGGTGGAGAGAGACCAAGGATAGAATTAACTGGCATGAATGCAGCTCTGTTAAAAGGAATTGATTATACATCTGTTCCTCAATTACAGAGAGGTAATTATATACTAGTTGTTCAAGATCAAAGCTTGTGGTCAAAGAGGCAAATGTCTATTGGTAATACCGATATTTACAGGTATGATATTATCAATATTCAAGATGGTTATGCTAGAAGTATGCCTATCATGCCTTATGATACTCCTAACTCTAATCCCAGCTTTTATGCTGTAGATGTGAGCATGGATAAATCACCTACTATTTGCAATGGTAAATTCTATAGAGAGAACTCAACACAATTGACCAATCTCTTTATTGTTGAGAAGGTAAATGATCTTACTGTAAAGGATATTTATATCTACACTGATAAATACACTGCCCCTACAAATATTTCAGCAGATAGTACATTCTATTTTGATAGAGTTACTAATCTTACAATGGATAGTATATATCAAATGAATACTTATTCCCAAGCCGTATCAGCTGATACTCATGGGTACTTTGCTACATTCATGTCTGGTACTAATATTAAATTGTTTAATATTAACGCTTATGACAATGATTGGGGAGTAATAGGAAGTAGGTGTTTGAATAAAGTATTTGTTGACAAGTGCAATATCAACAGGTTTGATATTCACATTTATGGTAGGGATGTTTATATAAGAGACAGTATATTTACTGGAAGATTCTGTCAATTTGGTGGCACTTATGGTGATGTAGTATTTGATGGATGTACCTTTAACAAGTGTACAGCAGCTGTGATTTGTGAGCAAACATTTAATTACTATACTCCATTTAATCTCTATTTCAAGAATTGTGTTCTTAACAAGACTCCTTGGATTTACAGGGTAATTAGTCCTAACATGGATGTAGCTCCTATAAGAGATGAACAAGCTAAAAAGTACCTGCCTAATATTTATATTGATGGATTAACTATAGACTTAGCTCCTAATGATTCTCTGAGAGTTATTTATAACAATGGTACTTGGACTCCTACTGCCTTCTATGAAGGGTTCTATGGATTGGATAATATTGTTATGAGAAATGTACAAGTGAATTATGATAGTGAAGATACTAGAGCAATGGCTACAGCTACCCTTCAGTATAATAATATCACACTTCTTTCTACACCTCATATAGTGTTGGATAACTGTAGTTTTGGTAAGATTAAAACAGAAGACTAGATAACAGAAGCTACAGTATCTTCAAACACTGAAACATTAAGAGTGAATGGAACTTTGTTGCCAAGTGGAAAGAAAGGTAAGTTTGTTATCAAGAATTGCTTGATGGCTTTGCCTATTAGAGAGTATGCACCTTATGATTTTACTGTTGAAGATTCAGTATTATTTAACTCATATTACTCTTCTCTTGCAGCTAACACACCTAATCATTATAATGTAAGGAATACTCACATTCACTTCAATAGAGCTGATATTAATAATGCATTATTGAATATGGGGGATTATGTAGGATGTGATTTCATATTCTATAAACCTTCTCCCACTCTTAACTTCTCTAATGCTGACAATCAAGGTGAATGTAATGTAATTAGATGTAAGACTAACAGGCAGACTTATGGTACTTTATTAGCAGGAAGAACATTTGTTCCCTACTCGGAAGCTAATAGAATGGTTATCGAGAATGAATTTATGCACCTGCATATTAGTAGAAATACTAATAATGGTACTGTATATACACTTGTTAATCAAGAAGTAGCTGATAGTATAGCCAGTATGCCTGCTGAGGCTTATAACTATGCTAAGATACTTCAAGAGGTTTCATAGAGATTAGTATATCAAAGAGTTAAAGTCAGTGGTGAAGCAGATGCTCCTTGGGAAACAAGACCTGTGGCAGTTATTTGGGCTGGTCCTTCTACTGAAAGACCATTATCAGCCTCAAGAGCTGGTATGACATACTATGATTATACTCTAAGAAGATTACTTGTTTGGTCAGGTGAAGTTTGGAGATATGCTAATAGTGGATTTGATGCTAAGTATCCTGAAAGAGGGACTACAGAAGAAAGACCTGAATTAACATCTGATTAGCAAGGATTCTGGTATTTTGATACCACATATAGAGAGTATATCTATTGGGATGGATATGCTTGGTTTAACTCTGATGCTACTGTTACAAATAATGTAATTATACTATAATTATAAGTGGTAGACTTGTTCTACCACTTGTTTATATCAAATATTTTACTTATATTTGCAGCTGAATTAAAGAAATAAAATGGAGGAAAAATAAATGGCATTAAATATAAAGATAAATCTAGTAGCACCTATTGCTACTATTCCAGCAAACACTAAAGTAGCTGATATAGTGGTTACAGGGGGTACTGCTCCATATAACTATACATTAGTCACTGGGAGTGACTCATTCTCTATAGATGGTACTACTGTGAAGACTAAAGCAGAAATGACTATAGCTAATATAGCATCATTTAGTGTTTTAGCTACTGATAGTGCTTCTCCTGCTGATACTGTAACATCAGATGTTACTTATCCAGCAATAGAGAGTGCATTAGCACTCAAAATGACTAAAGCTAATATAATCTACAAGATCACAAGATATTATGATTTAGGTCATGGAACATTAACTATACCAGCAGGATGTACTCTTGATTTTCAAGGTGGTAGTTTAAATAATGGAGTTGTTATTGGAAATAATACTAGAGTATTACAACAGTTTAAAGGTAATGCGTAGCTAAAAGGATCATTCAATTCTAATGAAGTATATGTAACTCAATAGAATATATAGAATGTTATTGGTATATTTGACTGTAATAAATTCATTCTAACATCTGATATAACATTAACAGAAGGATTAAATATAACAACTAATTTCAATATAATTATTGATGGTAATAATACTACTTTAAAAGTACCTTATATTAATCTTATATCTAATAATACAGAAGCAAGATTATGTATTACTGATACAAACATATCAATTACAGGGAATACCTTATATGAATCAGACTCTGTTGGATTTGCTGCTATTGGTTTTGCTCAATCAGAACTATATAACAGTTTTATAGAAGATTCTTATGCTAATCAACATAGTACATTATATCTAAGAGGCTCAAATGTAATAATAGATACTTTAAGTGTTAGTAGTACAAGTCAAAATAATAGAGTGCTATTATATAGTGCTCCAGATGTTATACTTAAGAATTCTAAGTTTAATAACTTAAGAATGGTATCATATATTGGAGTTACATCTGAAAGTAACTATTGTATTATAGATAATAATATACTTATAGATTGTCTTGGTGGAATTATATTAAGTGGTGGAATTAAGTATAACATCACTATATCTAATAATAAATTATATAACTGTGGTTCAGGAGGTGCTGAACAAGCTGCTATAAATGTTCATGGAGGTGATGGTACAATAATTATTGATAATAATATTGTGCAGGAATCAAATGGAGTTTTCTTAGACTTAGATAGTAGTGTATCAGGGGCTGTTTCTGGAAATGGGCTATTCTATGTAACTAATAATGTCTTTGAGACAGACACAGTGGAAGATAATAATAGTGTGCTATTATGGTATTTACCCAAGTGCTTTGTCTCTGGAAATAGAATGAAGATAAGTTCAGTTAAATATAGAAATTCAAACATATACTTTTCTAATAATATGTTTGAAGTTTATAAAGCAAGCACAGTTACTACATTTACAGTTGCTGGAGAATATTCAATCACCTATTTTCAGAATATATTTATACCTCAGTATGGTGCATCTAATACTAATTTTATATTAGATGAGTCTTTGAATGTTGATAATACTAAACTAAATCTGACTATATTTGGAAATACTATAGCTAATTCTTCTATAACATAGTTTGCTTATACTAAAAGAAATGAATCAGCTCTTAGAGTATTTAATGTGTTAGCAGACATAGGAGTATATGATCAAAGAGCTGATATATCTGTACCTCCAAGTGTTGTGAATAGTATAAGAAATTATGGATAGAATGGGTTAGGCTATTATGATGGATTTAAAGCTAGATTGTTTAATGGATTATCTTTGGCTATTCAAAGAGGAGATACAGCATCAAGACCTACTTTAACATCTGCTGATGCTGGTTTTTAGTATTATGATAGTACTCTTAAAAAGAGTATTTTATGGAATGGCACTACTTGGGTGAATATGGATGGAACAGCTTTGGCTTAAAATTATGAAGCATGAAAGATATACAACAATTAATTAAAAGAGATAACCAAGAGGGAAAGTATAAAGATATTTTCCCTCAGACCTATATAGAAGCAATATCTGATAGATAGACAGGAGTAGGATTAGACTAGATATTGAACTCGTTTAATATGTACTTCTTGAACTACTTAGGAGATGCTTCAATTACTAGGTTATAGGTTATTGATAAGCTAAGAAGACAAGGACTGTGGATTACATATGTAACCTTTGATAATAAAGTAATTATAGAATGGTATAATTCAACAGACCTTTCTAATACTGCATGGGCTAACAGCTCTAATTGGATGCAGGGTAATAATATGCTTGTTGGTGATATTACTATTTCATCAAATGGTACATGGGTTGTTAATGGTGTAGACACAGGAGTAATAGCTCAGGGACCAAAAGGAAATGATGGTATTGATGGTACTGATGGTATTAATGGTGTAGATGGAAAAACACCTCAATTAAGAGCAACAAGCACATATATACAATATAGCTATGATGGTGTAAACTGGGTTAATATAATCTCTCTTGAGGCTATAACTGGTCCAACAGGAACTAATGATGTAGGTAAAACAGAAACTCTTGTTTATGGAAGTAAATCCTATGTTAAAAATGTTGGAAATATACATCATGCAATTTTTGACTTTGGACTTGTAACTGGTCCTCCGGGTTCTTAGGGACAAACAGGAGCACCAGCACAAATCATGTTATTTGCTAACACGTTGCCAGCTTATAATGCAACTTTTGCTGATAAACTGGTAGCTGTTGGTACAGCAACTCCATATACATTATGGTATGGAAGTCCTACATTAAATGCATTTGTTGAAATGGGACCTCTTAATGAGGTTAAAGCAAGTGTCTTTGATGGTGGTAGAGCAGACACTAAGTATGGTGGAGCTAGAACCATAGATTGTGGTAGGGCAGATGCCTTTGTAGATGCAAATCAAGGAGGGGGGGGGTCAACCAGCCCTGAATTAACACTCTCAACTTATAACCTTAATTTCAATGAAGAGGGAGGCACTAGCTAAGTCTATTTATAGCAAACAAATAAATCAGAACAATTTATTGTTACTATATAGGAAGAGTAAAGTTAATCTATTAACTTAAATAAGAGGATTATGGTGTTTATTACAGTATCTCTAACTGCATCTGCTCCTACAGCAGTAGGAGGTGGTATCGATTTAATGTAACTTCTAATGATAATTGAACTGCTACAGTGACAGAGTAATATAGAAGAGGGAGTGATTTATTATCTCTCCTCTTTTATTACATAATTCTTGAATACAAATTGTTAAACTAAAATATATTTATGGATAGATTTCAATTAAGAAGAGATTCTCTTGAGAGATGGGAATCTTTAAATCCAATACTACTTGAAGGAGAAATTGGATTAGTACTTGACACTAAGTCATTTAAAATTGGCGATGGAATTCACAATTGGAATGACTTAGATTACAGTTCTAATCCAACTATTCTACAAGAGTTAGGTGACAGTGAGAGTGCAATAATTAGTTAGAAAGTAATAACCTAGAAGCTTACATCTTTATGTACTAAACTAGGAATAGATATAAATACTTTATAATATGGCAGATAGAGTTTTACAGAGAAGGGATACAGCAGCCAATTGGGATGCTGCTAATCCCATTCTCATGGAAGGAGAATTAGGTATAGTAACTGATGGAGCTAAAGGTTACAAGATTGGTGATGGAGTAACAGCTTGGAATAATCTAGCATATCCAGCTAATCCTACCTCAGTTGTTTAGAAACTTGGAAATAGTGAAACAGCAGTAATGAGCCAAAAAGCTGTAACTAATTCTTTAAGCTCTAATTATAAAAACTTTAGAGGCACTACAGATAGCAGACCTACTTTAACTGAGGATGATTCAGGATTTCCATTTTATGATACTACTTTAAAAAAGTATATTTGTTGGAATGGGAGTATTTGGACTAACTTTGATGGTACACCATTAAGTTAATAATACTATTATTAGTAAATCACTTATACTATTGTATAGGTGATTTATTTTTTATAGATTTGCATAAAAATGGGGAGGAAACATATGAAGAAGTATATAGTCATTCTAATTATAGTATTGGTTGGAGTTATTGGTTATCTAATTAATTAGAACATTAAACTCACCAAGAAGTATGAAACCTCCATTGAGAATGTTAAAGCTTATGATTCTCAAATGAGTGGGCTTTAGAACTAGAATAGAGTATTTAAACTTACAATAGAATAGCTAAACTACTTTAGTGATTCAATCATTCATAAGATGAGAGAGGTGTAGCAAGAATTAGGTATTAAGGATAAAAGATTATAGCAGCTTTAGTATGACTTAAGTCATGCAACAAAGACTGATACTATTATTTTATCAGATACTATCTTCAAGAATCCTGAATTTAAACTTGATACTATTATAGGTGATAAGTGGTTTTAGACTAGATTAGGTCTAAAATATCCTAGCACTATAACTGTTACTCCTGAGATTGAATTAGAGAGATATACATTTATCAATGGAAAGAAGGAAACGGTAAATCCACCTAAGAAATTCTTCTTAGCAAGGTGGTTTTAGAGAAGACATACAGTAGTAGAAGTACAAGTAAAAGAAATAAATCCTTATGTGAAGAATAAGGAACAAAAGTTTGTACAAATAATTGATTAATTATGATTGAAAGCGGCATACTTATTACAGCATTAATAGGCATTGTTACCACTTTTACTTCTGGATTTACTGCATGGTTTTTTGCAAGGAAGAAGTATAATAGTGAAGTTGACAACAACCTAATAAATAACATGAAATAGTCCTTGGAGTTTTATCAAAAGCTCTCAGATGATAATAAACAGAGGCTTGAAGAAGCTCTAAAGAGAAGTGAAAATCTTGAGGATGAAGTCAAAGAACTAAGGCAATAGGTAATGAATTTAATGGCAACTATATGTACAGACTTAAGCTGCCAATTAAGAAAGAGAGAAGTTAAAAAGACTATCAATAAAAGTATGTAATATGAAAAGAGTACTTAACTTAGGTAGCTTATCAAGAATTGTTGAGGGTGATCCCAATGAAGTTACTGATGATGAAATATTAGTAATAAGAGATAAAATCGTAGAAGGTAAGATTATAGATATTCAAATGAGAGTCAATGGTAAATTGACTTCATTGATTACTGAAAAGTATACATACACTATCAATCCTACTCCTGCTGATGCTACAGTGATTATAAATGGCTCTAATACAAAAACTATTAGAGCTGCAAAAGGACATACAGTTACTTGGTCTGTATCTAAAACAGGATATACTCCTCAATCAGGTTCTGACCTAATTACAGGTGATGTTAATAAGAATGTAACATTAGTAATAATATAGGATTAATGGAATTGACTTTAACAAGAAAATTCAAAAGTCTCTTATACACTATTGGAAAACTTGAAGTAAACCACTCTTATTTCTGTGACACTCTTGAGGACCCAAGTAGACAATTAAATAATTCTATGTCTCAGGAGTAGATACAATAGATAAAGGTTTATGGTTAGACAGCTATTCCAACAGGAACATATAAGATAGATATGGATACAATAAGCCCTAAGTTTAAAGATAGATCATGGGCTAGATTTTGTGGAGGCAAATTACCAAGACTTCTTAATGTAAAAGGCTTTGAAGGAGTATTAATTCATGTAGGTAATAAGCCAGAAGATACACTAGGTTGTATATTAGTAGGAGAAAATAAGGTTAAAGGACAAGTGATTAATAGTACATCTACATTTGAAAGATTATACAAAGTCATGTAGGAGGCACACTTAAGAGGTGAATCAATCACTATAACTGTTAAAGATTAAGGTGTAGTTATTACTACACCTTTATTTTATGTCAGTAAATAAGTAAATCATTTATATAGCAACAAGAGTCTTATTTACTAGCTTGTAAAAGTCATAAATCTACAATATCTTTGTGTTGTTTTATAACTAAAAGGAGTAGAATTATGATAGGAGAATTAACAGATGATTTCATCTTGGGAGCCGATGAAATAGATGTAGAGAATCTATTTGGTGAAGATGAAGAAGAACAAAAAACACAGGTAACTCCACCTGAAAAAAAGGAGAAAGAAGATAAAGAGATTGAAACAACTACTGAGGAAGAAGAGGTAAATCCTGATGATTTATTTGACTCTCCAGAGAGCGTAGGTAGTGAAGAAGATAATCAAGAAGAAAAGGAAGATACCAAGTCTAAAAAGGACAAAGGTACTTCTCCCAAAACAAACTTCTACTCTTCCATTGCCAGTGCCTTGAAGGATGAAGGTATCTTCCCTGAACTTGATGATGAAACTTTAAGTAATATCAAGACTCCTGAGGATTTTGCAGAAGCAGTTGAGAAGACTGTACAAGCAAAATTAGATGAAAAACAAAGGAGAATTGATGCTGCTTTGAGTGCTGATGTTGAACCAGATGAAGTAAGAAGATATGAAACTGTTCTTACTAATCTAGAATCAATTAAAGAAGAACACATAGCTGATGAAACTGAAAAAGGAGAAAGACTTAGGAAGAATTTAATCTACCAAGATTTCTTAAATAGAGGCTATAGTGAGCAAAGAGCTAAAAGGGAAGTAGAGAAATCTTTTAATGCTGGTACTGACATTGATGATGCTAAAGAAGCATTGGAGAGTAACAAAGAGTACTTTAAAGATCAATACCAAGACCTTATTAAGGAGGCTCAAGAAGAAGCCAAACAAGAACAAGAAAGAATCAAGAAGGAAGCTACTGAGCTTAAGAAATCTATGCTAGAAGACAAAGAAGTGTTTGAGGGAATTTCCCTTGATAAAACAACTAGACAGAAAGCATATGATAACATAGTTAAGCCTGTGTATAAAACAGAAGATGGTGAATATCTCACTGCTATTCAAAAGTATGAGATGGAGAATCCAGTTGAATTTAGAAAATACTTATCTATTTTATTCACATTAACAGATGGCTTTAAAAGTATTGATGGGCTTGTTAAAGGCAAAGTAAAGAAAGAAGTCAAGCAAAGTCTCAGGGAATTAGAACATAAGCTAAGTAGCACTTCCAGAACCTCAGCAGGTGAACCTAAATATGTTGGAGGAGTTGAGGAAGACCCTGAGTCATATATAGGCAAAGGCTGGAAATTAGATGTGTAATCTAATACTTGATGTCTAAAAACATATTATAACTAACAAATAATTAATAAATTATGGCAGGTAAATTAGGTAAATTTCAAATGTTAGGCTTCCAACACTGGAAGGGTCTAACAAGTGATAATCACCTTGGCTCTATTTTCCAACTTGCACCACAAAAAGCAACTAATTTGATGGTACAATTGTTGGCTTTCTATAGAGGGAAAAGCTTGGATACATTCCTGAATAGCTTCCCAACAAGAGAGTTTGAGGATGATAATGAATACTACTGGGATGTGATTGGTAGTGCAAGAAGAAACATTCCTCTGGTAGAAGCAAGAGATGAGAATGGTGCAGTTGTAACAGCTAATGCAGCTAATGTAGGTGTAGGAACTTCTCCTTTCTATTTGGTATTCCCAGAAGATTGGTTTGCTGATGGAGAGGTAATTGTAGGTAACTTGAATGAAGCTTATCCATTTAGAATCTTGGGTGATGCAAGAATGGAAGGTACTAATGCAGTTTATAAAGTAGAACTCATGGGTGGTAACACTATGGGTGTTCCTGCTGAAAGATTACAACAAGGTGAAAGATTCTCTGTTGAATTTGCTCCTGTAGAAAAAGAACTCTCAAGAAAAGTTGGTGATGTTAGATTCACTACTCCTGTTTCTATGAGAAATGAGTGGACTACAATCAGAATTCAACACAAAGTAGCTGGTAATAAGTTAGGTAAGAAACTTGCTGTTGGTATTCCAATGATTAAGGAGATGCCTGATGGAAGACAGCAAAAAGACACTGCTGATATGTGGATGCACTATGTTGATTGGGAGGTAGAACTTCAATTTGACGAGTACAAAAACAATGCAATGGCTTGGGGTACTTCTAACAGAAATCTGAATGGTGAATACATGAACTTTGGTAAATCAGGTAATGTTATTAAAACTGGTGCTGGTATCTTTGAACAAACAGAGGTTGCCAATACTATGTATTACAATACATTCAGCTTGAAGTTACTTGAAGATGCATTGTATGAGCTTTCTGCATCTAAGTTGAAAATGGATGATAGATTATTCATTATTAAGACTGGTGAAAGAGGAGCTATTCAATTCCACAAAGAAGTATTGAAAACTGTTTCTGGTTGGACAACATTTGTTCTTGATAACAACTCTACTCATGTGGTTGAGAAAGTACAATCAAGATTACATAGTAATGCTTTAAGTGCTGGATTCCAATTCGTTGAATATAAAGCACCTAATGGTGTAAGAGTAAGATTGGATGTTGACCCATTCTATGATGATCCAGTAAGAAATAAGATTCTACATCCAAATGGTGGTGTAGCATTCTCTTACAGATATGATATTTGGTACATTGGTACAATGGATCAACCTAATATCTTCAAATGTAGAATCAAGGGTGATAACGAATATAGAGGTTATCAATGGGGTATCAGAAATCCTTTCACTGGACAAAAGGGTAATCCTTACATGTCATTTGATGAGGATGCTGCTATTATCCATAGAATGGCAACCTTGGGTGTTTGTGTTCTTGACCCAACAAGAACTATGTCATTAATCCCTGCAATCTTGCAAGGGTAATTATAACAGGTGGTGGGTTTAGCCCCACCTCCTATTTTTATCTTAAATATTAAAATGGAGAAGTAATATGGCTAAGAATGGAGTAGAAGCTATGTCTTTGGTACTTGATGATGAAGAGATTATGAGAGAGGAACCAGTTGAAACTGTTCTTCAAGAGGAACCAAAGCCAATAAAAAAATCAATTAAAAAGCAAGAAACAGTTGAAGATGAGCCTGTAAGCTGCTTAAGAAATGAAAGAGTTATTATAAGATTTGTTCCTAAACAATCAGGACTTGTAACTAATCCTAAACATATCTTATATGGAGGTATGGCTGAAACAGCAGTAAGATGGTTTACTGTTCCAAGATTAAGCTCTGGAATGTATGTAAATGTGCTTACTGATAAGGAAAAAGCATTCCTTGAGGAAATTATGGGACTTGAATATAATGCTTTAAGCATTTACAAGAAAGTTGATAACTTCTGGGATAATCTACAGGTAAGATTAACTAAACAAGATAATTATTTAAATTTAGCTGATCCTGAGGATTATATCAAATATAAAGTTCTTTTAGCAAATAAAGACCAAATTGCAGCATCTTTGCAGGTTTTGCAAGATAGACCTAAAGCTACTTACCAATTTGTAATTATACAAGAAGGTGAGGAAACTAAGACAGCTAAGAAAGAAATGACAGCTACAATGCAGTCTTATATGAAGTTTGGTGAAATTCAGGATAATGCTGATGTATTGAGAACTATCATTGAAACAATTGATGGCAGACCAATTGCCAAATCAACTAAGATTGAATTCTTGCAAGAGAAGATTAATAAGCTAATTCAAGCTGATCCAAAACTCTTCCTAAGAGTTGCAGAAGACGAGTATCTTGGTACTAAGGTTCTGATTAAGAAAGCTATTGAAGAAGGATTAATTAGCAACAGAGGAGGTATGTTATATCTTAAATCAGATGGAACACCTCTTTGTGGAGATAATGAAGAGCCAACTTTGAGTATAGCAGCTAAGTTCTTGAATATGCCTAAGCATCAAGACTTGAAATTCTCACTTGAAGCTAAGCTAAAAGAAGACTAATCTTATGGGAGAGTGGATAGTATATGAGCATATTTCCCCTAGTGGAAAAGTATATGTAGGTATTACTAAACAATCTCCAAATAAAAGATGGAGAAATGGTACTGGTTATCTCAGACAAGATAACCATCAACCATTAATGGCTAATGCTGTTAAAAAATATGGATGGGATAACTTTACTCATAACATTAAATATTCAAATCTAACTCTTGAAGAAGCATCTAGTATTGAGATGTCTTTGATTGCAAGATACTAGAATTTAGGTATATCTTATAATATAACTAAAGGAGGTGAGGGATGGAGAGGATGTAAACATACTCCTGAATCTAAAGAGAAAATAAGAAGAACTAAATTGGGTAAGAAGCAATCTGCTAAAGATGTAAGAATAAGAATAGGTAGAAGAATCTCTAATTATGATTATGTTGTATTGGCTGTAAAGGATAATTGCATATAGTCTTTTAGAACTTCCAAAGAAGCTGCGTTATCTTTAGGAATCAAGAATAGATGTAATATATCAGCAGCTATAGCTGGAAAACAATGTTTAGTTAATGGTTACTATTTTATGCATTGGAGTAAAGATATACCAATATATAAAGGAACTATATTAGGCATTGCTTCTGATTTTATTAATTTTAAATATAAAAGATATGACACATGAAGAATTTGAGAATGAGTTCATGGTACTTTACAATAATGTAATGTCAAATGCTTCTCCGGGTTTGAATTCTTATGAAATTAGTGTTTTCCTTACCAAAGCTCAAGAAGAGATTGTAAAGAATCACTTTGAGCCACTAGGTAATAAGTATGGACAAGGATTAGATGATTCACCAAAAAGACAAATAGATTTTTCAGAACTTATAAAGGTAGGGGAAGGAGTACTTAATACAAGTGCTCCTACTATCACCTTTGATAAGAGAGCTAAAGTATATGATCTTCCAAGTGATTTATTCTTGGTTATAAATGAGGCTGTTGATACTAATGCAGGGACTAAATAGATTATACCTATTAGTTATACTGATTATACTAGACTAATGTCTAGACCTTATAAAGAACCAGTTAAATATCAGGCTTGGAGAATCATAACTATTTCTAATAATAACATATCTGTAGAGTTAATAGTGAATAACAATGAAACTATTAATAACTATAAGATAAGATATATTAGGAGACCAGCTCCTATTATCACAGCTGATTTATCTTCTGAATATGGTGGTGTCACTATAAATGGGATAAGCACTGTTTCAGAATGTGAACTTAACCCTATTATCCATAATGAGATTTTACAAAGAGCAGTTGAATTGGCTAAGGCAGCTTACCAAGGAGATTTACAAGCAAGTGTTGAATTAGGACAAAGATCAGAATAATGACAAATAAAGAATTTTCAGATTAGTTTAGTACTTTACTTAACTCATTTGGATTGGAACCTAATATCACTCTTGATGAATATGAAAAATCAGTATTCCTCACTAATGCTCAGGAGCAATTAATCATTGATATATACTCTGGAAATAATAGGTTTGGTGACAGCTTTGAAAGAACAGAGGAGATTAGAAGGTACTTGAGTAACTTGGTGGAGACTTATGAAACAAGTACTAAGGTTACTGGAAGAACTGGTTTATCTAAGGATTCAGTATTCTTTCAGATTCCAGAAGACACTTGGTTCATTACCTATGAATAGGCAATTCTCAAGGATGATAGACTAGGCTGTCTTAGTGGAGTAGAAGCAACTGTGGTTCCTATACCACAGGATGATTACTATAGAACCAAAGACAATCCTTTTAGAGGTCCAAGTAAAAACAGAGCATTAAGACTTGATACAGAAGGAAATATAATGGAAGTAATATCTACTTATAATGTGGATAGTTATTTGATTAGGTATATTTCTAAGCCTACTCCAATAATACTTGAATAGCTTCCTGATGGACTAAGTATCAATGGTGTTAATACTGAGAGTGAATGTGAACTCAATCCTGTAGTTCACAGAGCAATACTTGAAAGAGCTGTATAGCTTGCAATCATAAGTAAGACTCAATTAACAGGTAACAAAGAATAAATATATATTTAATTAAAAACAAAAACTATGGTAGTTTCTATTAATCAAGTAAGAAATTTATATGTTGCTAAAGCACTTAAAGATTCTACAGCTGCTTTAACTACTGCTGGTGACATTCTGCCTAAAGCTGATACAGCAAAGACTACTCTTTACTTTCAGTATATGAGTCCTGCTGGACTTGTATCAAGTGATAAGATTAATCTTAAACATGTGTTATATGCTAAGGCTACTCCTTCTGAAAAATTAGCTCACAAGCTAATGAAATGGGAAGTTACATTGGATAGCACAGTTTCTGCAACTCCAGTAGCAGGTCAAGAATATATTCTGAGATTAGCATTCAGAGAATTTATTGGTCTCTCAGAAGCTGATCAATATTTCAAATATGGAAATGTTTTGGCTACTTCTGGAATGACTGCATCAGATTTCTACAAGAAAATGGCTATTTCTCTTGCAAGAAATTTGCAGAATAAGACTGAAATCACTCCACTTGCAAATGTTTATATTGTTAGCGCAGCTGCTTCTAGTACAGAAGTTTCTGTAACTTCATCTACTACTGAGGCTGATTTGACTGCTAATGATTACAGTAAGATTATAATTGAAGAGGTTGCTCAACCTTGGGTACTGGGTATGATGCAAGAAGCTTATATTCCATTTACTCCTCAATTCTTAACTGTAGAAGTTGATGGACAAGAGAGATTATGGGGTGTTGCTACTCAAGTTACTCCTACTAGAACTGTGGGTAATGGTCATAATATGGCAGACCTTGAATACTTCTGCATGGGTGCTAGAGGTGACATTTATAGAGGAATGGGTTATCCTAATATTATTCATACAACTTATTTGGCTGATCCAAATGCAGTTTATGATACATTGGATATTCACTACTTCTACACTGGCTCTAATGAATCAGTTCAAAAGTCTGAAAAAACCATTACTCTTATTGCTGTAGATGATGGAAGTCATACAGTAATGAATGCTCTTATTGGTGCAATTAATACAGCATCAGGATTGGCTATTGCTACTCTATGATAGGTAGAATAAGTATAAGAGGCATAGGGGACTATGCCTCTTTTTTATTAATTAAATTTTAAGGCTATGTTGCATTTTAATGAATTGAGAATTACACCAGACAATAGACATCTTATTATAGATATATCTGTAGACAAGCAGGATTACTTCCAAGATGTAATCCTTGAGAGCATAGTCATTGATACTCAAGATACTTATGTTCCAAATGGACCAAGTTCTAATCCTATTTATACATATAATGTAGAAGAACAATATGATTTAACTTATTCTCTGCCTGAGGATTGTAGTTGTAATCCAGTGAAAGAAGATGAAGATAAGTCTTATTGCTTCACATATGGAGAGTGGAAGATGAAGAATGTAAGGCTTGTATTAAGCCTTAATGAATTACAGGTATCTCCATGTAATACTATGTTCTTTGTTTATGCTATTGCCACAGGCTCCCCTTCTCCTGATGTTCCTTGTGGATTTGACAAGAATCAGATATTAGGTACTGTAATAAATTATCAACCTATTTATAAGTAGACTCTTCAATATCTGAAAGAATTGAACAATGAATGTGAAATTCCTAAGGGTTTCATTGATATGATACTTAAGTTAAAAGCAATTGAACTTTGTGTAAGAACTGGTAATTATTCTCAAGCTATTAAGTATTGGAATAAGTTCTTCAAAAAGAACACTTGTAAACCTTCAACTCCTAGATGTGGATGCTATGGATGAATTGCTTAATATATCAGAAGAGGCTATTATCAGATATTTTACAACCTTATCACAATTTGGTTTCAAACAATATACTGATGTAGAAAGGATCATGATCCTTTTCTTCATTGAAGAAATGCTAACTCATGAGTTTGCTGACTTTATTACAGAGAAAGATTATAGAGATATAGTTAATGCTCTCTATTGTTTATATGGAAGTACTTGCATGATTGAGTTTCCTTCCTTTGAAACTATAGATAGTTTGGTTCACTCAACTAATAGAGATTATACTCCTAGAGTTACTGAGGATGATGCTCTTAGAGGTACTCAAGAAGGTATACTTAGAGTAGAAGTATAATCTTTATGCTCTATGAATAAAAATAATAAGACCCTTGCAAGTGTAGATAATTTATTCTATATTTGTAAGGGTTTTAAAGTATAACTAAATAATTAAAGATATGACATATTCAGAACTTGTATATATGGTGTTAGATGAACTTAAATTAAGTTCTGATGATAGCTATTTTACTCCTGATCACATAATCTTTCTATGCGTCAAATACAGATCATTTCTATTAAAATAGAGATATTCTGACATTAAGAAACAGATTCCTGATAGTGATTACCAAAATATATGCCTAGAGCTTATTGAAGTTCCAGCCATCTCTGGAGAACCTTGTGAAGGTTCTTCTTATCTTAGAAGTAAGAATCCTATTCCAACAACTATGAATATAGGCAATCCAAGAGTTTATCCTATTGACTTTTATCAAGGAGAAATAGCATATATTAGTAGAGACAGAATGAGATATGTAGGTTATAATAGATGGCTTAGAAATATAATCTACTGTTCTAAAGCTCCTGATGGATACTTATATTTTAAGTCTTGGAATCCACAGTTTCTGCATCTTGAGCAAGTAAGATTTAATGCTGTATTTGAAGATTCTAAATAGGCATCAGAAATGGAATGCCCCTCAGAAGATGGTACTATTTGTAAGCTTGAAGATAAGGATTTTCCAATTGAAGAAGCTCTTGTCCCACCTCTTATTGAATTAGTTACTAAAGAATTAAGAGGTCCAGAGTATGCACCTAAAGATGAGGAAAATAACGCTAAAGATGATTTAGATGAAGTAAATAGAAGATAATGAGAGAAACACTAGGAGAATTCAAGAAGAGAATAAGGAAGGTAAACCAGCCAAGAGAATATAAAGTAAGAAACTCTCTTGGTGTTTATGATGGTTACAAGTGGTATAGAAAGAATAAACCTGATGGTAAAGAATTTGTATTATCAGAATCTCAATACTTTGCTATTATAAGGAAAATTAATTTGCATTTGGTTGATGAACTTTTATCAGGTAATGATATTAAACTTCCTAAGATGATGGGCACTATTGAAGTAAGAAAATATAGTAGGAAGATAGTTATTGGAGATGATGGAAAGGTCTATACTAATTTGCCTATAGATTGGGATAAGACACTTGAACTATGGTATGAAGATGAAGAGGCTTATAATAAGAAGATGTTAATAAGAAGAGAAGAAAAAGAAATCTTCAAAGTATATTATAACAGAGAAACTGCAAGATATAATAATAACAACTTCTACGAATTTATCTTCAACAAAGATTTAAAGATAAGACTTAAACAAAGAATAAAGGAGGGGCTTGTTGATGCTCCTTATTTAGGAAGGAAAGTAAACTATGGTAAATAACATAAACTTTGTAAATATCAGAACAGTCTTAGATAGGCTCTTAAGACATCCCCTACTTACTGATTTAAACCTAGATTCAGCTATCTAGTACACTATTGACTTCATTGGGAAGATGGGATTACAAGCTATGATGGTTGATAAGTTTGAAACAATTGAAGTGGAGAACTTTAGAGGGCTATTATCTTGTGATGCTGTTTCTATCAATCAAGTAAGGTTTCATGATAATGGGGCTGCTTTAACTGGAATGACTGATAACTTTAATGGGCACAGGGTTAAAGGAGATTATTGTGATAGAGGATAGGCTACATTTAAGGTGCAGGGAAGAATCTTAACCACATCAAGCAAATGTACTACTGTTGATATAAGCTATAAGACTCTTATGGTTGACGAAGAAGGATTACCTATGATACCTGATAATCCTATATTTCTCAAGACTCTTGAGCTATATATTAAGAAGGAGCATTTCACTATATTATTTGATATGGGTAAAATAAGCCCTGCTGTATTGTAGAACACTCAACAAGAGTATGCATTCTCTGCTGGACAATGTAATAATGAATTTGTAATTCCTTCTGTATCAGAGATGGAGGCAATTACGAATATGTGGAACCAGTTAATACCAAGAACCAATGAATTTAGAAGAGGATTCAAGGACTTGGGATAGAAAGAATATATAAGGACTCATTGATATGGCATTAAAATAGGAACAACATTACTTCAAAGGGATGTAGAGGGATTTATCTGTATCAAAGTTTAATCCTGAATATGCCTTTGATGCTCAGAATATTAGAATAACTGCAAGAGAGAATAACACTCTCTTGACAGTAACTAATGAGAAAGGGAATAAAGAAGTGCCCTTAAAAGATTCCTCAGGAGCTGCAATTAGTATAGATGGGGTTTTATTGGGATATAATGTGCTTAATCAATATGTTACATTATTCACCAAAGGCACAAAAGATAATATATATAGACTTGAGAATAAAGGTACTTACATGGAGGTGAAAACACTCTTTGCAGGTAATTTGAATTTTAGTACAGATAATCCAATAGAAAATATAGGCGTATACGAAAATAATGATATATAGAAAGTATATTGGGTTGATGGATTAAATCAAACAAGAGTTATTAATATTGCAGCTGATGATACAACTATATCCAAATGGGATGATGAATCATTTAACTTTGCTCAAGATTTGCAATTGAATGAGGTAATTACAGTTGTAAGAAATGACTTGGCTAGTGGATTATTTTCTTCTGGCGTGATTCAATATGCTTTCACTTATTATAATAAATATGGACAAGAAAGTAATATATTTTACACAACTCCATTACAATATATATCATTCTCAAATAGAGGAGCAAGCCCTGAGGATAAAGTAAGTAATAGTTTTACTATTACTATTAAGGATCCTGATTCAAGATTTGATTATGTAAGGGTATATTCAATACATAGAGCAAGTATTGATGCTACACCTAATGTATTAAATGTAGTTGATCTTCCTGTAGATTCTACTCAAGATATTATTTATACAGATAATGGAACTACAGGTGCTACTGTTGATCCTACTGAGCTATTATACTTAGGAGGAGAAGAAGTAGTCTTCAAAACTATGGCTTAGAAGGATAATACTCTCTTTTTAGGTAATGCTGATATTAAGAGAAAGCTTATAAGTAAAGAAGTTATTACTGCATTAAAGGGAACTAATATAGGATTTGGTAGAAAAAACTTAAATAATTATGTCGCTCCTTCTGGGCTATATCCTTATAAGAATGGATTACAATTAGGCTCAAGAATAAAGACTTTCAAATATTTAGAGTGGTATAGATTTGGTTTACAATTTCAACATAGAACTGGTAAATGGTCAGAACCTGTATGGGTAAATGATGCTTATAATACCACTAAACCTGACACAAGTGCCATTTCTAGTTAGCCATCATTAGTTCAAGCTAATTACTATTTGACTCCTGAGATAATATCTCAGGTAGTAGAAGATGACTTTGTAAGGGTGAGAGGGGTTGTAGTATATCCTACTCTTACAGATAGAGAAGTAATTGCTTAGGGAATGCTTTGCCCTACTGTTTATAACATGGGTGATAGAAATGGTAATGCTCCATATGTATAGTCTTCTTGGTTTACAAGACCTTATCAGCCTTATGATTATACAAAAGCAAAAGATTATCAAGCAGTAGAAGGTGGGGGCTATAACCATGATTGGCTTGACAGGGATTAGATTTCAGGATATTCAGGCAACTCTAAATGGGGATTATGGAACTTAGACCTTACAACTGTGTAGATAAAGAATCCAAATACAGGAGCTGTTATAGACACATTTACAGTAGATGATGTAAATAAAGGAGCTTGGGTTGAATTTAGACATGATGTTATGGTTACATCAGATGGAAGTAGAGGCTCTGAGATACAATGTCTTGTAAAAGAATTAGAGTATTCAACTCCTTATAGTTTAGTTGGATGGAATAATGATGCTGATAAAAACAAGTGGGTAGCAGATAGATAGGAGTTTTTCTATGTAGACAATAACATATTAACATTCCATTCTCCTGAGATTGAATTTGATGACAGCACTAAAACAATAGATTCTACAGGCTTAAAGCTTAGAATAGTAGGAATGATACCTTTAACATCATTTGCTAGTGATATAGATATACAAACATCTACACCTGTAGCAAATAATAAGATGAAAGGATTTTATAAAGAACCATTAGGAGTTAATAATTTATCTAGGTTTGGATTTAGATAGATGGCTTCTGGAATATTCTGGTTTGATGATTTATCTGACTATAAGAAAGATACAGGGAATAGTAATAACCTTACAACTGGATTTTTAGTTTATCCTTGGCACAGAAATGGAAGTCTAAATAACTTTGGTACTCCTGACAGTGATCATCCTACAAGACCTGCTATGCTTCAATATAAGAAGATGTCAAATCTAAGATTTTCATATACAAGTGTTTATCTAGATTCAAATCATGTATGGAATGCTTATGTACAAGGAGATACTTATAAGACTGGAATCTCAGGAGTAAATATATTTGATTCTAATGAGTAGGAACTAATTAGAATACCTGCTCCAAAGAATTCAGGTTTACCTGATTTAAATTACTATGGGAATATAGACAAAGTAGTATCATGTACTAAAGTAGCTGGTACTAGTAGAGAAAATGGGTATCCAATATATGTGACAGGACCTTAGAATGCGGATTAGAACTCCCATCTCTTATTCTCTATGGTAACTTCTTCACTTGTAGGTTCAGAATATACAAATACTTAGAGAGGAACAGAGCCTGTTCATATAAAGTATAAATCAACAGCTCATGCTGTTGTAGCATTAAACTGGAGTACAGATGGTAAAAAAATTAGGGTATTGCCAAATATAGAAGATTGTAGTGGTTATCCTCCTACTTGCTGGGCTGCTAATAATTTAAATTATATACTCCCTTCATATTTTCCTTGGACACATCCTAGATCAGCAACAGTATCCCAAGATACTATATCATCACCTGTATATGGAAGCTTACAAGATCAAACTCTTGGTTATGGATTCTTGTGGATAGGAGAGTTATACAATGATAATGTAGAGAATAGATTTGGGGGATAGACAGAAGAAGCATTTGAGAATAACTTGTGGCTCCCAGCAGGAGAACCTGTTTCTATCATAAGTGGGTATGATGATAATAACAAACCCATTCCTGTTACTAATGAAGTTAATGTTGCTTATACAGAAGGTGATACTTTTTTGGAGAGATATGATTGCTTGAAGACATATCCTTATACTCAAACTGATTAGAACAGCGTTGTTGATATTGTGTCTTTCTTATGTGAAACCAGAGTAAATATAGATGGAAGATATGATAAAAATAGAGGTTAGATCAACAATATGGTTATGACTCCTGAGAATTTCAATAAAATGAATATGGTATATAGTCAAAAGAATAACTTCTTTAACTATAGAGGAGTAAATCATAATAAGTTTAACCTAAACTATTTTCCTAATACTGTAACATGGACTAAGGAGAAACAACTAGGAGGTATCATAGATACTTGGACTAATATCACAATGGCATCTACTTTAGATTTAGATGGTGATAAAGGAGAAGTTATTTCACTAAATACCTTTAATAATGAAATATTCTGCTTTTAGAGACAAGGTTTGAGTAATATTCTCTTCAACTCAAGAGTGCAAATACCTACATCAGATGGATTGCCTATTGAGATCACTAATGGATTAAAGGTTAGTGGAAAGAGATATATAAGCAATACTATTGGCTGTACTAATAAATGGTCTATAGTTGAATCTCCATCAGGATTATATTTTGTAGATAACGAGACTAATTCTCTTTATTTATTTAATGGAAAGATAGAGAGCTTATCTGATAGATTAGGTTTTAGACAGTGGATAAGCACTCATAATGTTCACACTAATTGGGACCCAGTTAATTATAATAATTATAGGTCATTCTATGATAAGAACAATAATGATGTGTACTTTACTTATAAAGATCATTGCTTATGTTTCTCAGAGCTTGTTGGTCAATTTACTTCATTTATGAGCTATGAATAGGTTCCAGCTATGTTTAATATAAGTAGTGATTTCTATGCATTTAAAGATGGTAAAATGTGGGAACAATTTGCTGGAGACTATAATATGTTCTTTGGACAATATAAACCCTACAGTATAACCTTTGTAGCTAATGCAGAAGAACCATTAGACAAAATATTCAACACTGTTGAATTTAGAGCTGATGCATGGAATGGAGAATAGTTCCTTCCTAACACTACTTTTGATACTCTTGAGGTATGGAATGAATATCAATATGGGTCTACATCTTTATAGAATATAATAAACCATCCTTCACCATTGAAGAGAAAGTTTAGGATATGGAGAGCTAATATACCAAGAGATAACAGCAATAATAGAGATAGAATAAGGAATACATGGGCTTATATAAAACTAGGAATGAATACACCTAATACATATAGGACTGAATTTCATGATGCTATCATTCATTATTTTGCTTAATTGATTAGAGCTGATAAATTAAACACTTATCAGCTCTTTCTTTTTTAATTAGAATATTGCTTTAATCAAGAGTTTTACTTATATTTGTGACAAAATTAATTATACTATGGCTAAGAAAAGAATTAAAAGAAGATACAATCCAAATATGTTTGATGAAGGTGGGTTTATGGATTTCATAAACAGTGATACCTTTAAAGGCATATCAGGAGGGATTAAAGGCTTTAATGCTGGACAATCTGAATAGCCTAGCTTTCTTACCATGAATAGTGGTAGTGGAGGTGGAGGAGGTTTAATGGGAGGCATTGGAAGTGCTGTAGATACTACAGGGCAACTTATGTCTGGCATAGATAAACTTCTAACTAAGAAAAGAAAACCTTTGGCATAGACTATTGGTTTATATGCTTTAGGTGGAAAACTATATGCAGGTGGAGGAGGCTTAGGTGGTGGTGATATAATGAATATGGGAACTACTGCTATGTCTCTTGCCGGAAATGCAATTCAGCAGGCTTAGATTGCTGACACTTCTGATATACAGAGTCAAATAAAACAATTTGGTGATCAAATTCCAACAGCAAATACCAATGATGAATTGATGAGTGAGTGGGCTAATAGGAGAGAATTAAGCCATATTAGCTTTAAAGACTTAAGAAACAAATCATTATTCGGTGACTTTGCTGATTCAGTAAGTGCTGCTGGACAAGGCTTCTCAGCAGGAAGTGTTGCTGGACCAGCAGGAGCTATTGTTGGAGGTGTTGTAGGAGGTGCTTCATCGTTAATTGGCAGTTTAATTGGTAGGAATAAAGCCAAGAGAAAAGCTAGAAAGATTAATAGATAGATTGATAATGCTAATGAAAGAACCTATCTCTCATTGCAGAACAAAGCTTCAAATCTTGATACTCAGAATGACTTTAATATGCTATCTAATTTCTCAGCTTTTGGTGGACCATTAGGTGGGGGAGCTATTGATTATGAGCTTGCCCAAGAGAATTTATACAATCAAAGATTGAGTGCTATGGCTAAATAGAGAATGACCTCTCTTCCTAATTCCTTCATGGAATTGCCTCAGATGGATACAATGAATCCATTTGCAGAGGGGGGAGAAATCCACATAAAGAAGAATAACAGAGGTAAGTTCACTGCATATTGTGGTGGTAAAGTGACTTCATCTTGTATTGCTAAAGGTAAAAGAAGCAGTAATCCTACTATAAGGAAGAGAGCAACCTTTGCAGCTAATGCTAGAAAATGGCATGAATATGGTGGATTCTTGGATGGTTTGAATTCCTTATATGCAGAAGGAGGAGGATTATCAAGAAGTAAAGACTATGGTTCTAAGAAAGACCCATATCCTATGGTTAAATCAAGTGACTTTGCTGGACCACATAGAAGTTATCCTATTCCCACTAAAGCAGATGCTAGAGATGCTTTAAGACTTGCAGGATTGCATGGTAACAAGAGTGTCAGAGCTAAAGTATTAGCCAAGTATCCTAGCTTGAAAGCAGAAGGAGGATGGTTAAACACTCAAGGAGGCAACTTTAGTAATGGAGTAACCTTTATTGGAGAGGGGGGAACTCATGAGTAGAATCCTTTCCAAGGGGTATAGATGGGTGTAGATGAACAAAATGTTCCTAATCTTGTAGAAGAGGGTGAAGTAGTATATGATGATTATGTATTTAGTAATAGATTAAAGGTTCCCAAGAGTATTCAAAAAAAGTATAAGCTTAGAGGAAAGACCTTTGCTGATGCAGCTAAGTATCTTCAAAAAGAGAGTGAAGAGAGACCTAATGATCCTATCAGTAAAAGAGGATTACAAGCAGGGATGTCAAGATTAGCTGAGGCTCAGGAAGAAATAAGAGCAAGAAGAGCTGGAAATGCTCACCCTTCTATGTTTGCTACTGGTGGACCTTTAGGAATTTATAGTGATGAAGATGATGAGCCTCTATTCTCTAAATACTTGGGTAATCCTTATTCATAGGAAATTGAAGGAGGATACTCTGCACCTGAGATAGCAGCTGGGGAAGTAGTTGCAAGATCAACTAGCAAGAGACCCACTTGGATGAGATATGCGCCTATTGCAGGTTCTGCAATTGCTACAATAGGGGATATGTTTAGTAGTCCTGATTATAGTAATCCTTCAATGATTACAGATGCTGCTACTAACTTAAGTACAGTTCCATTTACTCCTGTTGGTAATTATTTATCTTATAATCCTTTAGACAGAGATTTTTATTTAAATAGATTGGGATAGAATGCAGCTGCAACAAGAAGAGCATTATTAAATACATCAGGTGGAAATAGATTACAAGCACAAGCTGGAATACTTGCTGCTGACTATAATTATGGAACTAGTATAGGACAATTAGCAAGAGAGGCTGAGCAATATAATCAAGCACAAAGAGAAAGAGTAGAAGCATTTAATAGAGCAACTAATCAGTTTAATACTGAAGGCGCTATTAGAGCTGCAATAGCTAATAAACAGAATGATGAAATAAGAGTCAGGGGAGCCATGACTGCTGCTCAAATGAGACAAGCTATTAAAGAGCAAAGAGATGCACAAAGAAGTACTAATCTTACTAACCTGTTCCAAGGATTAGGTGATATGGGTTGGGAAAATGAGCAAGCAAACTGGCTTGATGAATTAGCAAAATCTGGAGTGCTTAAGATGAATACAAGAGGAGAATACACTGGAGGAACAAGAGCCAAAGGTGGTAAATTAAAAAAGAAGAAAAGGAGGACTACTTATGCCTAATTTTAGTTTTGTTTCAAATGCAAAATTTAGACCTTTCTCATATGCTGAAATGTTACAACCTCTCCAAGCCTATACTAATGAGTATAACACTATTTAGGAAGGTATAGGAGAACTTGGAGCAAAGGCAGGAGTATTTGATAAGATGGCTAATGAATAGACAGACCCAAGAGCTTATCAAATGTATAAACAGTATTCTGAGGATTTGGCTAAACAAGCTGAATCCTTAGCTAAATAGGGATTAACTCCTTCTACTAGGCAAGGACTCATGGATATGAGAAAAAGATATAGCTCTGAAATAATGCCTATTGAATAGGCTTATGCAAGGAGATAGGCTCTTATTGATGAGTAGAGAAAAGCTATGCAACAAGATAGTACTATACTATTTGATAGACCAGCATCAACTCTTAGCTTAGATGAGTTAATAGCTAATCCTACTATATCTCCTCAATCTTATTCAGGCTCTTTATTAACTAAATAGGTAGGCACTGCTGCATAGAACTTAGCTAAAGAAGCAAGAGAGAATCCAAGGAAGTGGAGAACTATTCTTGGTAATCAATACTATGAAACTATCATGTAGAGAGGATTCAGACCTGAAGAGATTATACAAGCAATAAGCAATAATCCTAATGCTTCTCCTATTCTTAAAAGTATGGTTGAAGATGCTATTGGAAGCTCAGGTATTACTGGATGGAATGATGAAAATGTGCTTAATAGAGCCTATGATTATGCTAGACAAGGCTTATGGCAAGCTGTTGGAGATACTCAATACCAGCAGGTATCCAATAAAGCTTATGATTATGCAATGTAGCTTGAAATGGCTAAAGCTAAGAAAAGTTTAACAGGGGGAGAGGGTGAAGAAGGATTACCAACTGATACTTATAGATCAACTAATAAAGTATCTGTTGATAGAACAAAGAAAACAGAAGAACTTAAATCTGAATTAGACTTTATTAGACAATTAAAAGCTAATCCAAGTATAATTAATGAGAAGGCTACAAGAAGAGTTGGTAAACCTACAACCTCAGGAACTAATGGAGGGTTTGTATACACTGAGTGGAAAGATGAAGAATATCAACCTAATGCTGAGAAACTAAATAAGATTGTGTCTAAGTATGGAATAAAGAATGGCACTATGGATTAGATTGAACAGTTCCTTGACAATGAAATAAGAAGTAGTGCTATAAGAAGTCATATTTATAAACCTAATATAACATAGAGTGATTTAATTTCCAAAGTTATTAAAGAGAATGCAATGACTATAGGAGGTGCTACAGGAAATACTGGTTTATATGAGTTTGATGATGGTAAAAAAGGTGATCCTATTGATTTAAGTGATATGCCTAAATACTTCTCAGAAGACACTCATTTAAGTTATGATCCTGAAATTGGTCTTATTCTTAATAGTACAAAGGAAAATAAGGTTAAACAAGCTGTTATTGATACTGAATTAATAGATGATGCTGATAGAACCTTAAAGAATATGATGGATAGTGTTAATGTGTTATTAGATAATGGACATGATGTTGAAGCTAGTAATAAGATAAAAGACATCATGAACTATATCTATGGTAAATTTAATACTTTGGCTAAGAGACAAAGCAATACTGATTCTAAAATAGAGTAATATATGGCAGATAATCAACAAATCCAAGACCCTAGTACTATTGGTACTGGGGGTCTTAGGGGACTTAAGAGTATAGAAGCATTAAAGCAAGAAGGGTTGCTAAAAGATACTCCTGAAATAAACACTTTGGAGGACTACAAGAGAGTCTCTCATGCAGCCTTATAGAGAGCAGTTCCTCAAAAAGTAGGATATGTAGGTGTAGGAGAAAGTATATGGGATGAAGGGATAACCTCCATGACTTAGCTTGATAACTTGCAAAATACTAGAGGGGAATTGCAACCTTGGTATGCTCAAATAGGCTCTGGTTTAGCTAAGGGAGCTGTATTAGCTGGTACTACATTTGCTGATGGTATTATTGGTACTATTGTAGGATTAGGAAATGCTGCTGCTACTGGAACCTTTTCAGGCTTTTGGGATAACCCTTTCTCAAATGCAATGCAACAAATTAATGAGTGGTCTGAGAATGCTTTACCTAATTATTATACTGATGCTGAGAGAGATGAGCCTTGGTATCAGAATATATTTACAGCTAATTTCATTGGTGATAAATTCTTAAAGAACCTTGGATTTGCTGTTGGTGCTGCGTATTCAGGTAAAGTAGGAGCTGGTGTAACATCAAAGTTACTTGGTCTTAATAAGGCAAGACAGGCATTTAAAGGAGCTGTTACTGCAAGTGGAGAAGCTCTTAATCCTCAGCAAGCTTTACAGGCTTATAGAGAGGGAGATTTGTTTCTTGATGGAGTAAAGCTAACAGAAGAATTAGCCAGAGATGCTAAGAAACTCAAATTTGCTGAACCTACTTTAAAGCTTACAGGTGCTGTATCTGGTGCATTAGGAGAAGCAAGAATTGAAGCTATTAATAATAGTAAAGACTGGTTTGAATTACATAAACAACAACTTGATGATGCTCAAGCTAGAGTAGCAGAACAAGAAAGAGAGGCTTTATTAAAAGAGTTTCCTCAATATAGAGCTTTTCATATTAGTGAAGATGGAAAAACCTTTGAAGAAACCTTGACTCCTGAGGGTCAAGCAATGCTTCAGGCTAGAGTTGATGCAAAATTTGATTATCAAGGAGGATTGCAAAAGCTATCAGAAGATAGAGCCAAAATGGGTAATATAGACTTTGTTCTAAATATTCCTTTACTTACTGTATCTGATGCTTGGCAATTTGGTAAATTCTATGCAGGAGGATATAATACTGCAAAGAAAGCTAGTAATATAATCAAAAATGTTGCAGAAGATGGAACTATAAGTTACCTAGCTTAGAAGCCTTCTGTTCTTAGAAATGCTATGAAGATAGCAGGTAAAGGTATTGCAGAAGGTCCTTATGAGGAAATGGGGCAAGGAGTTGCAGGAAAATTAGCTGGTTACAAGTATGCTTCTGAGCTTAATGACTTTTATGGAGCAAAGATTGATCCAGATGCAGAAGAAGAAACTATTGATTGGCTACAAGCTACAGGAAAAGCAATTCTTGAAACTTATGGAACTGTTGAAGGTTGGGAAGAAGGATTTATTGGAGGTCTTACTGGTTTAGTAGGTATACCCGGCTTTAGAAGTATAAGAAATAGAGAGGGGGGTATCCAATCTCCAGTTTATCTTCAGGGTGGAGTCAAGGAGGATATACAAGAGATGAGAGAACAAAGAGAATAGGCTGATGCTATTGTCACTCAATTAAATAATAGAGTTCAATCTCCTGAATTCCTTAACTACTATCAATCAGCTATAAGACATAATAAGTATCAAAGAGATATGGATAAAGCTGCTGACAATAATGATAACTTTGAGTTTAAAAATGCTGAGCATAACCAGCTTATTAATGATGTTATCATGTTTGAAAAAGCAGGAAGAATCAATGATCTCTATGAAATCATAGATGAAGCAGGCAATATTCAAGAACAAGATGTTGAACAAATAAGATAGATAACCACTAATCAGGAAACAGGTAAATCAGTATATGATGGAATGACTGATTAGGAAGTTATTGACTAGATCAAGAAGCAAACAGAGGAAACAAAAGAAGCTGTAGATAACTATAGAAAGATAAGTCAAGATTTACAAGTTAAAATAGGTGATTATTTTGATGAGGATGGTCTTGAAGAAATGACTTATTACTTCTCAAACATAGATAATCTTGAAAAGAGATTTAAGTCAATTCAAGATGATTTAAGGGAGAGACTTCAAGGAGTTCTTGATGCTTCAATGTATGCTGGCTTCGAGAGTGATTCTAAGGAGAATAGAGTATTTAAGTTATCTGACCTTATTAATATGTCCCCTGTAAGGCTTATTAATAACATAGCTGATTCACAAGAGACTCAATCCTTTATAAGAAACATTGATAGAATAATCTAGGTTAATCCTAACAAGTAGGATATTATAGACCAAGTTAATGATCTACAAAGGATTGCATAGAAGAGAATAGACTTTGTTGATAAGTATGATACTTATCTCAGAAATCCTCAACTATTACAACAGAAACAAGAGAAGCAAAGAGAGAATATTCTAAAGGAGAATGAAAGAAAAGAAGAGGCTAAAACAAGAGATGCTGTTCTAGCTGCAACTAACTTGAATGAGTTTAGGGAAGCCTTGAATAATGAATCAAGTACAGAGAGGAGATAGAAGATTCTTGATGATCTTGAGAATGAAGGTAATCAAATGGCTAAGGATTACAAAGAGGTTCAAATGTATAATAATGAAGTTACTAGAGCAATTCAAAATATGGATGCTCCTGTTGCTGCAAAAGATGGAGCACTTGCATTATTAAACAATCAACTTGTTAATTCTAACAAGCTTGAAGATATTGCTAATCCTAATTCAGACTCTATTAACAATCCTGAAGCTCTGTTTGATGCTAACCTTAGTGATGAAGCTAATATGCTTAGTTTTGCAGAAGCTCAATATGTTCTTCTTGAAGCTATGCATAAGGTTAATGAAGATTAGAGATTCAAAGCAAGATTTCCTAGTGAATACCTTACTCCTATTGAATAGATTAAGGGGGCAAAGGCTACTTCTAAGGACACTACAGGTGATAGTGGTACTTCTACTGTTCCTCCAGTTAATACTGATGGTCTCCCTGTAACTACTTATGAGCCTCCTGTGGGTAATATAACTCCTTAGATGGTTAATGAGGAGAATCAGAGTGCTAATGAAGCTGTGAAGACTCCTCAATCTCTTGAAAAAGGAGAAGGAAGAAGACAATATTATAGACCTACTATACCTGAATTACACATTGAAGCAAGTAAAGAAAGAGATTTCAGACCTTTTAATGTAGTTGTAGCTGAGAGAGAGAAAGGAGTAAACTTTGATGCTATCTATAATTATTTAAGAGACAATGGTGCTTTCAGTTATGTAAATGAAGGTAATCTAAAGGCAGGTGATGAACTTGGATTCATGATTGATCCTGAATTTAATGATCATACTATTTTTATAGTAGATAGGAGAAATAACCAAATAGTAGGTTCATTAGATGAAAGTGATTATGTTGTTGATAGATATGAAGGATTAAAAGGTCTTATTGATAGAATTAAAACAGAGTTTAATCAAACAGGAAAGGACAAGAAGTTTATTGCAACTCCAACTACAAGAGTATCTCAAATGATGGTTGGTAGAATACCTTTTGATAATAATGAGAATAACTTACAAAATGTTCCCGGAGTAACAAAGGATTCTATATTTGGTATAGTGAAGAATGGTACTCTTTCTACTAATGGTAGAGTATCTGATGATCTAGTATCAAAGCCAATGGATATGGGACAGAAAGAGGGTAGGATGTATCTTCTTATTCCTAATGCTGCTGGTAAATATAGTCCTGCTGCTGTAAGAGTTAAACACTTTAATTCTACTGAATTTAATCTTGATGATGTTACAATTAATACTACACCAGTATTCAGAAATATTCAAAGAGGTGTTGATAATATGGCTAACTCATTAGGGGAAGAAGACTTAAGTAATGCTATAAAAGAACTAAAGAGAAGTCTTTATCTTGGTGATGTACATATTGATTGGGTATCAGGAAAGAGTGGTAATTCTATTAGATTTACAAAAATTCAAAGAGATGCTGAGGGTAGAGAAATATATGATGAAATTGAAGGTAGAAGAGTAAGGAGAGAAGATAGTAAAACAGTTTTCATGACTGAAAAATGGGATGCTAATGTTGAATATGAAATAGGTTCTAGTGGAGTTGTGACATAGCCTCAAGGAAGAAGTATTGATCAAATAAGGAATGAGATACTTAATATTCTTCAATCATTTAATTTACCTATACAAGTAAACTTAGGCATGTTGAATAAAGGAGGTTATAATGAAATGTTATTATCCTCTGGAGTTCTCACCTCAAATATAACAGATGCAACTGTAAAGAGTAGCTGGTTTACAACTGATTACTTTGATGTTAAAGGCAACTTGCAGCAAGCATTAAGCCCTGCTTCTGTTGTCCCTAATCAGGGAAGAAAGGTTAATACTCCTGTTGGAGGATTAGAGAGTGCTATAGCTGGAACTCCTGTAACAATTGATGATAAGTCTTACTACGTTGATTTAACTTCAAATACAGTAAGAGACAACAACAATCAAGTACTCAAGAGCTACCCTGAGAATACTATGGATTTGGCTTATTTGTAGGCTAACTTTGGCAGCTCATAGAATAGTGCTATCATGATTGATGGAATTGCTTTATTACCTAATGGTAAAGTAATCAATAGAAATACTGGAGCTTATTTAACTGGAGCATCTGCTGATAGCTTTAAATAGAAGTTGACTAAGAAGAAAGCCACTATTGCTGATTCAAAGAAAGTAATTGATGCTATTGCAGAGAATCAATAGAAAGTTGATAAGAACAGAACTAATGGAGAGTATTATTATATACTTGAAGATGATGGTCAATATCATGAATATGAAAGAGTTCACACTAGATTAGGAAGTAACTGGGTTGAGTCTCCTAAACAAGCACAAGCTCTTAAAGATTTAAGAGTAAACTTGTCTAAGAATGTAGATAATGTAACTTAGTTTAATAACTATCTTAAGAACTTAAGTAAGCATTATAATGTTGATTTAATATCATTTGAAGGTAAAACAGATGTAAAAAGTAGGGATACTATTGTTAATATCATTAGAGATAAAATGTCTGGAACTAATTCACAGATAGCATTAAATGCTGGAACTTCTGTGGATAGTGTTATAAGAAACTTCTTTATATCAAGTGATATGCCTGTTAAGCCTAGTAATATGTCTGAGTATGCATTTAATGACTTGATTACTTCTCTTACTGAAATAAAGAGCAATATTGAGGCTAGGGGGGAGACCTTCCTTACAAACAATGTTGTGTTATTCCAGAAGTATAATGATGGAAGTAGGGTTGCAGGTGAAGTAGATATTCTCTCTGTTGATTCTAATGGTAATTTCAAAATATATGATGTTAAGACAAGCAAATATAGCTTCTATGACTTTGTTGATAGATATGGTAGGAAGGTAAATTACTTTTAGAATAAGTCTAATACTCAGTTAATGAGTACTCAAGATTACTATACTAAACAATTGAGTGCTTATAAGAATCTATTTGAATCTCAATATCATACTCCTATTACCACTTTAGCTATATTACCTTTTGTGCTTGAGTATAATAAGGATGTAGTTAATAGGGTAACAAAAGAGAAAGGTATCATAGTTAAATATGATCCTGCTGTTAATGTACCTCTTGCAGGATATGTAGTACCTCAAGAGTAGAGTAATACTAATAGCTCTCTTGCTATATTCAACAGTACATTAGAGACTAAGAATCCTATTAACAATGTGTTACCTGAATATGCATTACAGGATAGTAAAGTAGGTTACTTTCTAAGAGATGGTAAATTACATACAAGTTATTTAAGTCCCATTGGCAAAATAAATGGAGTTGAGGTTTACATGACTAAGGTTCCTAATATTACTAAGGGATTTGGTAATGCTCCAGCCCATGTAGCAACTAATGACTATTATGCTGTATTCCCTAATGGAAATAGTGTTAATGTAGCAAAAAGAGTTGAATTGAATCATAGTGAGAAAGAAGTTAAAGAGATAATTAGAAAAGCTTTAGAAGGTAATCCTTAGAGGGTTTTAGATGTATCTCAAGAAAAAACCTCTATTTCTGAGCAAACTCCTGAGACTGTGAATATACAACAACCTATTACTCCTGCAAACATTAATAGTGCAGAGTAGAGTGGAGCAGCAGCTACAATAGCTATAGAATAGGCTATAATTCCACAGGATGAAGAGTTTATGCCTGAATTTGAACTAAGATAGGTTGATGATTTATCAAGACCTGTATGGGATAAAGAGAAGGAATTAGCTTGGTTAAATAAGGTTCTACCTCAATTAAGTGAAAGTCAAAGAGTTACAATTACACAAGGCTTGATAAGAGTAGCTAAAACAGGAGCATTAGCTTGGGGTCAATTTAGTGATGGTATTATTACTTTAAGTGATATTGCAGCAGAAGGTACTACATATCATGAAGCATTTCATGCTGTATTTCATCTGCTTACAGAAGCTAATGAGAGACAAGAGCTTCTTAATGAAGCTAAGAAGAAATATAGTGATTTAAGTGATGCTGAATTAGAGGAAGAAATGGCTGAAGGATTTAGAGAATATGTAATGAGCAGAGACACTCAAAATCTCGCTTCTAAGATCATTAATTTCTTCAAGGAGCTACTAGCCAAGATAACTAATTGGAGTGCTCTGAGACCTTCTTTGATGCAATATTACAGGAATATTAATGAAGGATATTACTCTGATTCTAATTACAAGGTCCCACCCTTGTATAGTACAAGAGAAAGTATATCTGACTTTAATAACCTCAATGCTGCAACTAGAGAATCTTTACAGAATAAAGGTTGGACTATTGAGCAATGGAATAAAGTATCCCAAGAAGAGAGGGAATAGGCTATAAGATGTTCTTAACTAAACATTAGGTTTAAATTTTTTATTAAGGTGTAAATAAAAAAGGGAGAATAGTTAATTCTATTCTCCCTTTCTTGTTTCTTAACTGTCCTTCCCAAGGAACATACAACCAATTACAAACCCAATAATGCACACTAATATCCACCATCCATTCATAATTTATACCTCCAATTAAAGCCACAGGATTTACCATTAGGGTACTTCCTTAGCTGATTATTAATAGCTTTCTTTATTTTCTCTATATCTTTTCTTAATACAGGAGCCAAGAATTGAGCTGCTTGAGTAGTTGAATCAAATTCTGCAATAAATTCTCCTTCAAAAGAATACTGTAGTATAGGCTTATTTAACCATTCATTAGATTGACCCTTCTTATTATTAGATTGTCTCTCTACTACAGTACCATAGGAATTGTTATATTGGGTAGTACACCATTCTAAATTATCCATGTAGTTATTACTCTTATCTTCATCTTTGTGATTTATAATAGGTAAATTATTGGGGTTAGGTATAAAATGCAAAGCCACAAGCCTATGTACACTATACCACTTAGCCACATGATTTACATCTTTCAGATTTACAAGATGATACCCATCTTTATTAATATTATGCTTGAGTACTCTATCCTCCAAACTACAACCCTTCCCTCTTCTACCAAGAGATTTTACCCTACCTAAATTGGATATTTGGTATAAACCAATATACCCTTCAATGTCTTTCCAAATTTCATTCATATTCTTATATTTTATTATTCACTGCAAAGATAAGTATAAATCCATTAATATGCAAGTGGATAAATAAATTATTTAGTGAATAAAAAAGAGGAGATTTCTCCCCTCTTTTAATGTTACTGTTTGTAGAATGGTATAGACTCCTCTGGATGAAATCCCTTTAATATAGTATTCCTCATTGGAACTAAAGGACTTCTCAATAAGATTCTTTGAGCTTTTGAATAGCCTTCAAACTGTCCCCCCTTAATTAGAGCTTCCTCTCCATTAAAAGTTTCATAATTGAAAGGATTCATTATACCAACCAAATCCACAGCTTTCTGTAAAGTATTAACCCCAGCAGCAGGTGATTGAAGTAGCTTAAAACCTTCATTTAACATAGGAGGTCCGGGTAACATAGCACCCAATTCTGTATAAAGTCTTCTTAATTGGTATTCCACCATCCTAACCAACCAAGGTCTGTCTCTATCATCTGACCACTCAATTAGACCAATTGCAGCAGTTACAGCTAAGAAGTGAGCTACTTCTGTAAGTGCTCTCTTAACATTAGCTTTCTCAGTTTGAGTCATTTCTCCCCATCTTGAAGCTATATCAAATTGAGCTTGTCTCATATCCTGAGCAAGTGCAAGAAAGAATCTTCCTGTAGTCCTATAATATCCCTCAGTCCAAGCCTGCAAGTCATAATTATAGGTAGCAGAATTAAATCTCCTATTCCAACTGGGTCTCATCCATTTCCTAAACATCATACCTAATCTACCTATAGCCAATCTTTGAAATGCAGACCTGTCAGCTTTATTATAAATACCATGCATTCTTTGATTAATTGCAGCACTTTTTCTGCTAAACTTGATTATATCATCCTTGGTAAATTCAGAACCATCAGCTTTAGTGTAGCCCTTCTTTACTTGGAGTTTAGCACCTAACTTCTTATTTGAGCTATCAATAGGAACAACTTCCATTGCTTCCCACAAGCTAACTTCTTTTCCATTAGGAGCTTTCATCTTATAAGCATTAGCTAATGCTAATGAAGTTCTAGTTTGCATCCAGTGTTCACCTGCATTATTCATGAAGAACAATGCTGAAGTTCCAAACATCCTACTAAACCAAGTCTTTCTATCAAAGTTTACCTCTCTGACATCTTGCTCATATTCCTGCATCACATTGAATAACTCATCCCATAAAGCTAGCTTATTAGTCTTGACTCTATCACCTAATTGAGCTAAGAATGCTGGCAATTCCTTACCATAATTCTTATCAGCTGTAATAGTATCTCTTTCATTGAAAAATTCACCTGACAAAGATTCAATTCTCATCATTACTTTACCAGTAGCCACATTTGATATACCTGATAATATATTAAGAGCTAAGTTATTCATTGAAGTCATTCTATTAATAAAGTTAGCAACCTTTCCTTTATCAATATTGGTTTTACCAAATGTTCCTTCATCTGCCATATATCTTCCATATACTTGCATCTCAAAGAAATCATTCAATCTTTCCATGAATCTAGTTTTGTCTCCTCTCTTTGTAAGTTTACTTTCAACTTTTCTTCCAACAGCTTTAAATTTCTCTACAAGAGGTTTACCACCTGATACTTGTGTAATCTGTCTCTCTCTAAGAATATCTCTACCAACTTCGAGAACATCAATAACTTTGTTCATTTCATCAAAGTCATTAGCCATAGCTGCATAAGCAGTCATGGTTGCAACTATATCTGTAGATATATCATTGTTACTTTCTCCTTCTTTCAGTTTTGTAAAGTATATAGGGAGCATTTGAACTTCTCTATTCTCAAAGTCTTTCACAGTAGCTTTATCACCAAACTCTGTATCATCAGTCCTTCTAATAAATTCATCTTTAATGCTTTCCCATATTTGTTTAGCTCCAGACTTTACACTGTCAGATGATTTTACTCTCTCAAGTAAATCCTTTCTAATCTTAACTGCATTGTTTAATTTGGTATACTTATCGGGAAGAAGAGCATCAAGTTTAGCCTTAATATCCATTACAGTATTGTAGTAATCTCTTTGAGCTTTGTTAAGCTTTCTGAACTCCATACTTTCATAGATAGACCTCTTTGGTTGCCTTACTCCATCAACAGTCTCCATGTTTGATTCAAACCAAGCTATTCTCTCCTTATTATATTTTTCAGCATCTTCTCCCACAGGATTTTTACCATATTTATCATTAAGAGATTTAAACATTGTTCTCATCCTCTCTCTAAATAAAGCATGATTGATTTCAGAAATATAATTACCACTAAGGTTTCCTTTGCTATCTCTCTCAAACATCCACTCAGTATCTTTAATACCAGCCTGTTCAAGTTTAATAGTAGCAGCTTGAAGTTCTTTTTGAATATCAATAGTTTTTAATCTTGCTGTTTCCTTACTTTTTTTGACAGCTTGGTCCATGATTTTGAGCATATAATCACTTGAATCAGCCATGCTATCAAGCCATCTATCAAAGAAGGATATATCTTTATCTGCAACTTGAATTAACTCCTCAGCAGTTATTGTTTTACCCTTATATTTACCAAAGGGAACTACAAGATTATCCCCTACAAAAGGCTTGATGAAATCAACAAACAGGGGCATAGCTACAGTATTATAGTCTACTTGAAGATCATTTAACATAGTTGACACATTATCAAGAACTACTCTCACTCTTTGTCCATATCTGTTATCTTTCTCCTTCTCCTCTTCTCTTAAAGCTTCTCTTACACCATCAGTTATTCTTTTGTAGCTATAAATATAATTCCTTATATCTCTAAGAACACCAGCTCTTTCATTAAGATTAGTAGCTGGAGTATTTCTTAATACTTCAAGTCTTCCACTGACTTTTCTAAGTTCCTCAAGAGCATTATCAAGGAACATGTATATACCTTCAATCTCAGAATTATCCATTAATTCCATTTCAAGCCTATCAATCAAAAGTCTTTGATTAGTACTGAATTGACTATTTGGATTTCTTCTCTCATAAATCTTTAATCTCTTTAACTCATTATCAATAATACCTTGAAGTAACTTCTTATCTCTATCAATTCTCTCCTTTGTACTATAAAATGCTTCTGAGGTAGCTATATTATTTACACTAATTGCTTCATCAAGTTGGCCTGTTAGAATATCTCCTGCAACTTTAGCAAAATCGCTATCAGCTGATAACATGGCTTTTTGAATAGATGAAGCACTTAAGTTCTTAAAAAAGTTCTTTACTGCTTCTATTAATCTTTGTAACAGATTTTTATAAGGAGCAGAGGGGATGGCTTCATGCTGAAGAAGATGTTTTGCAAGTAATTTACCTGCTGCCTCTTTAGCTAGTTTAGCCTGATCTCCTCTATATAGAGTATCATAAGTTGCATAATCCTCTCCTAGAATCTCTCCTACAAGATTATTATTAGCTAAATTATTAACAAGTCTATTGACAAGAGGGTTATTACCCATAGCTTCAATAGCAAAGTGAGCAAATTCTTCTGGTAAGGCTCTTTCACCTTTAATACCATTAGCAAGTCTAATCATCTCAATTAAGCCAGTTGCAGCATCTTTTGCTTGGCTAAAGTCTGTTACTCCTGCTACTCCTCTTCTTTCTTCTAACTCAGTAAGAGCACCAACAGCAATACCATTAGCAGCAAGTATATCTCTCAGTCTATTATTAAGACTGAAATTATACGCCATGTTATCTGCATTAATGCTATTCATTCTGTTTCTTGGTCTTACAAAAGGACTAATAAAGATTCTGCTAGATTCAGCATCAGCAACTCTTTCTACAGAAGCAACATAATCTTCTCTGAAATCTGATTGAGTGTTGAATTGAATAGCTCTTTGAACAAGCATTCTATAATTATCATCATTATTCAGATAAAGTTTAGGTCTTCCTTCTCTATGATAATGTCCTATCTCCTCATTAAGTCTTTTCAATATTTTTTGGCTATCTACAAAATCTTTGAGATTAGTCTTCTTTAATAAACTACCTATGGTTGGTTCTCCATTATCATCAAGCTTCAATTTGGGATTCCATTCATTGATAAATTGGCTACTCTTGGTTATCAGATAGATTCTTGAAGCTTCTTGTCTGTTATTGAGGTAAGTAAGCAGGTCTTTGAATAACCTGCTACTTACTATCTCATTTTTATTGTTCCTCACTTGAGGAATTACTGCACATTTCTTTGCCATAATTACAATTCATATTCTACAATTCCACCACAAATTCTATCATCATTAGCATCCCTAAAATCAACATTAGGAGAGATAGAAGTTATATCATTTGCCTTCCCTTCATTTACTTCTAATGGTACTCCATACACTTCTTCATAAGCTTCTTGACTTATAATTTCCTCAAGACCTCCTGCTGTAACTTCAATATCATAGTTAAGATAATCTGGTAAGTTGTCATAATCTATATAAGCTTGTTCAAATGCAGAAACATCAGCTATTGGATTTGGATCATAGTTTCTGTCATTCTTTTCAATTACTGATTTAATCTCTGTGACATCTTTACCATATTCATACTCGATGAAGTTGTTCTTGAATCCAAGAGGATCAATTCTTTCATATACAGCTACATTGGGCAACACATTATCTGCTTGTGTAAGCCTATAATAAACAGTCTTACCTTTTTGTCTTCTCGCTATATAATCAAAGAAGTCATAAACAGTTTCTTCACCAAAGCCACTCTTACTTCTTATTATTTTCCTGTCTCCTGAGTTTGAATTACTGTCTATTACAATCTTCACTGTATCAAGTATTTCACTATCTTCACCTACAAATGAAGTAGATGCATCAGCAGGAACCTCAGGAACTAATTGTCTGTTATCTAAGTGGTTATAAATATACTGGTCAATAAATTGCCTGTAATCATCTTCACTTTCAAGCAATGCTCTCAGGGTATCTATATACTCTGGAATAGCCTGTCTTACAACAACAGATGCTAAATGAATAAATGTGTTTGGACCAAATGCAAATCCATTCCTGTAATAACTATACCTGAATAAATTAAGAGCAAGTTTTTGGGCTTCTGGACCCATGTATAACAAGCTTGTCCAATCTCTCATATACCTTTCTCTTAAAGTAGGACTTAATTGACCCACATTCTTAAACACAACTGTATCAACAGGAGTATTCTGGTTTGCTCTTATAACTCTTAATCTCTTTATAAATTCAAGATCAGCTATTTCAGGGTTACTTCCTACTACATTATTGAAGTAATCAGGGAAGTTATTAATAAAATCTCTTCTCTTAACACTTGAATCAATAATAGGAACATCTTCTCTCATTGTAGCTTCTTGCCCAAAGAATGTTGTCTTGGACATGATATAAGCTAATAGATCATTATAGATGTTGTTTAAGGTTTTTGCATTCAGTTTACCAGTTTTGGTGTATTGCCTCAGTCCTCTAAATCCTTCTCCTCCTTCAATAACTTCTCTAAAAGCTTTTGAGAAATGAGAGAAATATTTACTGAACATTTCTTGAGTCTGATTGACACCAAGTGTATAGAATGCTTGTAAATATGGAAGAGGTGATTGTAACATAAGTTTTCTTATATCCTCAATACTCATTCCATTAACCATAGCAGGTGATATAACATCAGCTCCTGTTAATGGAAAATCCTCTCCTGATGCATTCTCGATGAAATCATTTACCTTCTGAATCTTAATCATGGTATCAGCAATAGTTGGACCAGCTGCTCCTCCTTGAGTATCTGCTCTTGTTGCTTGAACTAATTGACCTAAAGCATCTGCTGAACTCATTATTCTCTTAAACAAGATACCAGCAGCAACTTGTTTCCTATAAAATTCAACTTTTCTGTAATCAGATGTTTGAGTTCTATCACTTAACTCTTCTACTTCCTTCTGCAAGATAATAGCATCAGCTAAATCACTTGCCATGAATTTATTAGCTTTAAAGTTATCATAAGTGACATCCTCCATCATTGCAGCCTTCTTCTTATAGTTATCAATTACTTGATCAATGATAGTATCCTTACTCTTTCCTTCTCTATTCTCCCTAAAATAGGTATTAGTAATATCCAACACAATAGGTTGTGACATAATCAATCCAATTTCAATTGGATTATAACCAAGTCTACTTAAAAGCATAGAGGCATCAGCAGTAAAGGTATTTTGGTTCAAAGCAGCTAAAACAGGGTCTTTAACATTATCTACAGAAGCAGCTAAGAAACCAGCATTATTTCTAGAAACAAACTCCTTATTATCATTCATAATATTATGAAGTGAAGTTAATCTCTTACCATTAAGTATAAATGAGCCATTAGCTTCATCTAATCCTAACATGGTATGCTGCATCAAAGCATGATTTGCATTATGGTTTGCATAAATACCAATCAATGCTGCTCCAGTCATATTTTGCTGATGTAAGATTACTTGAGTTCTAGGATTGAGAGGATCAAGACTCCTTTTAAATCTATTTGCCAACTTATCAAGTTGCTCTAAATCCATACTACTTAATTTATCAAGAGTACTCTGACCTTCAGATATATTAAGCTCTTTCCTTAATCCATCTTCTCTACTTGATTGTAGAATACTAACTATTCTTGCAGCCTTCTTTTGATAATCAAATCCACCGGGATTTAATATCTTAGATGCAGTATCAGGATTAGTCAATACTCCCCACATTAAATCAATTAGCAAATTATTCCTTGCTTCAAGACTATTCTCCTGAGGTGGCTTACTAAAGTCATACTCAATTTTCTCAATCTTATCTTCTCCTCTAACTCTGTAATTCTCTCTATTAGCCTTATAAGTCTTCCATATGTTATATTCATCAGAACCTTTAGGAGCTTTTCTACCATTATCAATAGCATTCTGAATTGTGCTTCTGTAGCTTCTATATTCTTCTGGTGTTAAAGCTTTTCCTTTAGTTAATTGAAAGATTAAATCATCAACAAATTGCTTCCTATTATATTTAGGACTTATTTTAAATTCAGGCAGCATGATATACAATTTATCAACATCAAAGTCAGAACCACTTAAAGTAGTAATCTCTGCTGGCAACATAATTGCAGAACCATTCTGCTGAGGTAAAAATCCTTTAATATATAGAGGAACCATTGAATATTTATCTTCCGTTGGTTGTATTGTTATCTCATAGATGTTTATTCTATGATTCTTTATGTCTCCATAAAGCACGGACTATATCTTCATCCTAAAGGATGTTGGGCACTCGTGTAAGTATTATATTCTATATTTCTATAGTTTCAACTCTTAGTCTCTGAACCTTTCATAGCCATTTAAACTATGACTTGGCTGCTGATTGTCCCTACTTATTGAATTGTTACACACTTGCATATTCCCAATAGTAACCATATCTCTTTTGGTGAGTTTTAATACCATTTATTATATTAGCATCTTTTCTAATATTTCCCAAACTTCTTGCAGCCTCTCTTATAGATTGATAAGTATTTATTATAATACCATTTTCATCTATTTGATTTACCACCTTTTTGTTAGGATTAGATTCTCTGAGTTTTAAACCTATCTTAACTGCTTTGCCATTGTAGCAATTATTATAAGATTTTGTACACCACTCAAGATTGTCTACTGAATTATTAGTTTTATCCTCATCCTTATGGTTTACACATTCCAAGTTATTTGGATTTGGAATGAAAGTATCAGCTACTAATCTATGCACTGCAATAGTTCTTCTTTTATTTGTGTCATCATATAGTCTTACTATAGGATAGCCACTGCTATCAAGTACAACAGATAAAGGTTTTAGTGTATTTCCTTGTCTGTAACTGAATACTTTACCACTCTTGGTCACTCTGTAGCTTGGATATTCTCCAAATCTACTTTTAATATTAAATAGTTCTTCTTCCATATAATGTTCTTGTATAGATTTATATGTGCAAAGATACTATAAATATTTGAATTATACAAATTTTGTATCAATAATTTAACAGGATGTTCCAGCAATTCACCCAATTTATTATCCATTAGCATTACTGCTAAAGTGAGTCCCAATCTTTCGATTAAACTCTATAACCAATCAACTTTCTTAAATTATCTGGGAGCTTACTAATATCAAGTTCATGAGTCCCATTTTTCATTAAAGGTTCATAGAACTTTCTACTATAAGCAGGCATATAACATTCTAGATATTTGATTCTCTTGTTTTCTCCTTCCCCTTCAAATACAATATTTAATTCATCAGTAAGACCATAATCAGACACTTGAATTAATGCTCCTCCTTTAATCTTCTGCTTTGTAATTCTATTCTTAATAATACTATTTAGAAGTTGTTGAACTCTTTGAGATTGTACAGGATCAAATAATGGAATATTGAATTGTCCTTTATCATTAAGAGTAACAGACCTAATCATATCAATTCCATACCTTTGATTACCTCTTAACTCTTCAAGAAGTGTCTTTTCAATCTCTTTAGGGTCTCTGAATATTTCATCAACTTCCTTGAATGCCTGAATAATGTTTTCTGTATTAATAGCATTATACATATCCAACCACTCTTTTTTAGTCATGTTTCTTCCATTAACCTCTATAATAGCAGTATCAGCAATATCAGCAGTGATTAATTTTCTAATTTGAGTCCCTATTAATTGAACAGCATCAATACTATGCTCAGGAGTAGCAACTTGAATACCATAGTCTTCATAACTAATCTTATGGACAACATTAGGATTCTCAATGCCATTTTGTGTGACAGCATTTCTTAATACCTCCTTTACAGATTTAAGGTCATGAACACTATTTAGATCAATAACACCTTGTTTACCAACTTTAGTAGTAGATTCAAATTGAACAACATCTATTCCATTCTCCTCCATGAATTCATTGATAGCTACTAATTTACTTGATTTACCAAGTGGACCAGCAATTAACTGATGCATAGCCATAAGAAGAAACTCAGAGTTCTTATGTTGAACTGGTGTTTTAATACCAGTATGTCCCTCAACTCCACTCATGTTATCCACTTGAGTATATACATAAGGTTTCTTAGTTTGCCATATAATATTGAAGTCAGATATATCCCATTTACCACTTTGAAAGTTATCATAAGCCTTCTGCATGGTATCAGTCCATTGCCCTGACATATCAAGAATAGCTCTATAAGAACTTAATGATCTATAAGCTTGTGCATCTGCAACATTCACTGCTTTAAATTTATTGATAATCCAATCTCTGTCTCTCTTTGACATCTCACCATTCTTAACTCTCTCATTAAGAACTGTTTCAATATCAGACAATGCAGAGGATTCAATCTCAGCATCTTTAAGATAAATAGTTCTTTCCCATTTTCTTCCGTATTTGGAATTAGTATTTAACTTAAGAGCTGGAGCATGAACTTCCTTGTATCTTTTCTGAAAGTCTTCCATGTTCTTATAGAAAGCTAAATCAGTAGTAGTCAACTCTATGATTTGAGAAGTGGCAAATTTGCTATTCCAGAAGTATTCTCTTAACTTGGCTTTAGCATTATTTCTAATAACAAGATTTCTTTTAATAGAATCAAACTCATTAGGAGTTACAGTGCCTCTAACCATAGATTCCTGAAGAAGACTTCTTATCTCATCAAATAGTTGAATTGCTCTTCTATCATCAATAAGATTGTTGTTATTATAATCTCTTAATAGTAAATCCATATCTGTTGACCATAGTTCTCCTAGAACATTCTTTGCCTTATTCAAAGAATTAGCAGTAGCTCTATTATAACTGCTTTGCCCAGTAGATACTCCAATAACATCAAGATACTTGTATTTACCATTTGAAGTTTCCTCAAGAAGACCCTTCTTAGCCCATTCTTTATAAGTTTCTTCAAACTCATTATCCATCAACTCTCTTAAGGCTCCTTTGATCAGAGCTTTAAGCTCTTCACCAGTTCCTTCTTTTTGAATTCTCTTAGTTCTATCCAAGAATGTTTCACCATTGTCATACCTGATGTCATTTAAAGCAGGAAAGAACTTGAACTCAGCACCTCCAAGGCTCTTAATCTTTCCATCTTTACTTCTGCTAATATCATAGTTAGCAATAGGAACAACATTAGGATCACCATTCTGGTAAGCTATATCCCTTTGATTAACTAAAGCTATTCTATCAATTTCCTGATTGATAATATCAACCATCTTATCAAGAATAATTTCATCATAACTTTCCCCTGTGACAAGATCATTGCCAGTGTATTTTCTGAATCTTATAAACTCAGCAGAAGGTGAATCTGATAGAATAGGCACATGATAATTAGCCCACTGAACATCTGATTTACTATTATCTGGATCACCAAAATACTCTGTAAGTAATACTAAGGTATAATCAAGATCATCCCAGTTTTGGTATGCAACTTTATCTGAGTTAAGCAGAACCTTATGATTCAAGCCTCTTCTCATTTCAGGATTGTTTACAAGTTGCTCAATCCAATCATTTCTCCATCTTCCATCCTTATAGAACCACTCATATTGCTGAAATTCATTTTGAATAAACTCTTTAAATCTTGCCTCATCACCCATTACATTCTTGAGTTGTTTAATTAACTTGCCCAAGTAATTAGGATTGGCATGACTATAGTAGCTCTTATCATTTTCTCTCACACTTGATTCAATAGCATCTTCTGTAACCTCAGCAAGCATCAAAGCTATTTGATTATAGGCAGAACCAAAGGTATTAATAAGATCACTCTTTGTATCTATATCCTCATCAGTTTTAGTCTTCACTTCACCTTTCTTTACTCCTGAGAATATGATATTCAATTGTGGAAGAAGTAACATAATAGGATCAGTAACTGTTCCTCCTTCAACCTTCTTGATATTAGTTAAAGCTTCTTTTAATACTGCTGGATTAGCATCTATACCAATCATATTCAGCAGTTTATTAAGAGTTTTCCATACAGAAGGGTCATCAAGAAGCTCTAATCTTTGCTCTGTAGACAAGTTAATGAACTTATTATTAAGTACCTCAGTCCACTTTAAACCATTTTCTGCATTTTCTATATTGAGATCACCATTCTTGTCATAGATACTATCATCATCAAGTTGATTACCAGCCTCATAATTATCTCTCCATTGATCTAGAAGATAATAAATACCTTCAGGTTTATTAATAGAGATTGTTTCCATCTTGTAAATTCCATCAGCTTGAAGTCTTTTCTTTTGAATCCAGTAAGGAATAAAGTCCTTTCTAAAATCCTGATAGAATTGACTAAATAGTTTAGGGTTTGAATTAACCTCTTTAATAACCTGTTTAACCCAAGGCTTAGTATTAGTAAGGGTTTCAAGAAGAGGGATCATATCATCAGAAGTGATCATGTTCCTTAACTTATCTATAAGAGTAGCATGAACATAATCAGCATCTAGGAATCTTGGGAATCCTAAATCATCCATATCAAATCTACCTCTATAATCAAGTCTTGGAACTTCTCTAATTACTTTTCTTACTTCTTGGCTTAGTGACTCATGGGAGCTTACTTCCCTGTAATTTGTCATCCAACCATCTTTAAAGGCTTCATCCTTTCTGAAATCATCAGCTTGGTTATCAAGTTCACTATCCCCCTCAGGAGTATCATTATTAAGATTGGCATCCTTTGGTGCAATATAAGTAGGATCAATTCTAATACCCTCTGTTGTAATAAGCATAGTACTTGCTTCCTCAGCAAGAGCCTTGAAGTTGTCTATGATCTTCTGATAAGCTTGCGTCTTATACAATGCTTTCTTCTTAGCAGCTTCATGCTTTTGTTCCTCACTATACTTCTCAGAGCCTTTCATTTTATTAATTACATTCAGCTCAGATTGGATTCTATTATCCTCTGTGTCAAGCACATAATTATTAAACGTGTCTCTAACCCTACTAAATAGTCCAGCAGGTGTGTATATGCTTATAATCTTGAACCTATCAAGAGAATTAAGTTCTTGTTTAAGGTCATTTACAGCTACTACATCCCCTTCTTTTTCAGCATCAGCAATTCTTTCATTAAGAGTTCTATTATGTTCTTGCAATGCTGTGTCAATTTGATAGCTAAAGATTCTTGCAATTAGACTTACCCTATCTCTTCTTGTTCTTGGGTCAAAGTCTAAATCTACTTTAGCTTGTTCTTCTACTGAAGAAATGGTATTGGTCTTAAATGAAGAAGATAATGCTTTATCTAGCATCTCTGTCATTTCATCTGCTCCTTTCCTTAGCTCAGCTCTAAAGTTATTTAACTCAGCAGCTGATGGATAAGTATCCCAATCCTTGTTGTTCTTATCTTGCCATAACTCAATCAACCCTTTGACAGATTCTAATGTTTCTCCATCAAGTTTAGCAGCCAAGTCTTCTACAGTAGAATTAGTTGTGATACATCTTTTACTCATCTTGTTATAGATTTATAATTATTTTTATGTGCAAATATAAAGGTTTGTTTCTTAATAAGCAAGTTAT